CTATTCACGGGGCATGCGAATACACGCGACAGTCCCACCACTCATAGCATTTTCAATTTCGAGGCTACCGCCTAACAACTGAACCTTGTTTTGGACGATTTGAATCCCCTGCCCCCAGCCCTTACGTTGCGAATGAGCATATGATGTCGTTACGGAGCCACCCTTCATCAAACTCATCAAAATCGTCGTTGGGATGCCTTTGCCGGTGTCTTGCACAATAAGGATAAGGCCGTGATTTTTGTAATCCAGTTCCCCCTTAACGGTCACGCTGCCGCCTTTGGGGGTGAACTTGATCGCATTGCTGATGAGATTCGACATGATTTCGTAAAGCACGACAGGGTCCGTATGCAAAATTGGAAAATCATCCGCGATCACATAGTTCAGTGTCACATTGCGTTGGTCGGCATCTATTTCGAACGTTCGGATAATTTCAGGGCACAGAGCGCGAAAATCCACGTCCTCCTTTACGATCACCGCTTTCCCTTGGACGGCCTGGTCGAGAACACGCTCACAGATTTGGAGAAGCCGCCTTGTCGCTGTGTTGACACGATCAGCGTAGTCAAAGGCCGTTTCCTCCGACAACGGCTGAGGCAGCGCCCCCTTTTGCATCATCGCAGAAAAACCCAACATCGCATTGAGGGGCGTACGTATCTCATGCGCAAACTCGCGCAGCAACAAGTGCTCAGAATCCTGCTGGGGCGCTTTTGTATCCGACATGAGGGCCTCTAAACTCGGGAGTGTCGCACGTTACGGTCAACAATAATACAAATACCGCGCAGTGAATACACCTAGAGTTGAAATACTAAAATTTTAATGAATCGCGAATTGGGCACACAAAAAAGGCGGCGCTGGTTGCGCCGCCTTTTATGAACTGGTGGGCGGTGACGGGTTCGAACCGCCGACCCTCTCGGTGTAAACGAACACTATACACGCCGAAACGGCTGTATTCTGCGGTTTAAACAAAGCATCGCACCGTGAACGCAACGAGAACATCAGGGTGTTTTGGGGGATATGTGCCTACACCGTTGGCACTAATCATTTGAGCATAAAAAAACCGCCCCCGAAGGGGCGGCAGAGGTGTCCAATTTAGGTGAATGGGTTGTTATTTTCCGAGCATGGCTTTCACGGCATTGATCGCACCTGAAATTGGGTTCTTATGACCTGATTTCCCGATCTCTCGCAAGGTCATATAACCGCCAATGATACCGGCAGCCCAAGGCACATAATCCCCATACATGACGGCATAGACAGAATCCCCACTGAAGAATTGCCCCGCGATGAGATCAAACTTGATAAGAACGACGGAGCTCCCATCGCCCCTCGTCCATCCAAATCCAGCAGACACGGTGTTGAGAACAGCCAGAGTGCCGTCTACTGCAAAGAGAAACGCCATGGGGTAGACCATGCCTCTGGTCAGTAGCCAAACCACCCGAGGGCGCGTTGTCATGCGTTCCTTGGCGATTTCTGCAGCAGCTTCAGGTCCTAGCTTCGCGATCATGGTATCCGTAATGTCGCCCTGTTCATTTCGCAACCGATCCGTCTCGGCCTTATACAGATCAACCTTAACCTTCATATGGTCTAACCAAGCCTGCGCCTGTTCGGGCGGCAAAGCATGTATTTCACTTTGCAGCTCTTCTGGTGTGGTTGCTGCCGATTGATTTCCGGTTACGGCCTCATATATTTCCTTTCCAGAATCAATGAGCCCTGGGGCTGCGGTCAACGCTTTGAAGATAAGCGGTAAAAACTGGATCATCACGCCCTCACATACTTGCGATAGTTCAAAACAAATTCAGCTACGGTTCCTGCTCCTTGCTCGGTGTTGTAATGGGCTTTCCAATATTGCCCCAATGCTTCCGCATCATCTGCGCTCGGGAGCGCATGGGGAACTCGCATGTAATGCACCCGCGTCATCGCCACTGCATAGGGCATATTTCCCACCAACTGTTCAACCTTGGGCTTGTACGGTGCCAGCAGACGATCCACCCGGTTCTTAAGCTCTGATCTGTAGGATAAATAGTTTTCCCAAATGTCATCATGCGTTGCCGGTTCCATTTGGCACACACCCAACGCAGGGCCCCCGCCAACTTGGCGCAAGTATGTCAAATGGCTTTCCTGAACAGCCGTCCCCACAATCAAATTTTCAGCAGCCTTTGAGTACAACGCCAAATGCTCAAGAGTTGGAATGACGATTTCAGCGGTATATTGCTTTATATCCAACATGCTATTTACCCATCCTCCAATAAAAAGGGGCGGCTCCTAAGAACCGCCCCGTTGGGCCTTGGCTTGACAAACCTTGCCTTACCTAGCCTAGCACTGCCAGACCGGACCAAGCCGTGCCTGCCTTGCTGCCGTTTCCGGCCCCGAGGTTGTAGGGAACTCTCGGCGTAACCCAAATTTTAAGCGCTGATCTTGTCTTGCGTCTGCTCAATGGCGCTGAACACAGCGGCCAGTTCTTCAATTTCCTTGTAGCGATCATGCCAGGTCTTGAGTTCCCGCCATGCCCGTTTCAGCACCTGCTGACGCATATCGGAATCGGTCATCGCGGTATGGATTGGCGCGTATCCACGATCATCGTTGCGCTTCACATTCACATATGCCCTGACGGGTTTGGGTGGATTGGTCTTCACCTGCTTGATTTCAACCGTGATCGACCGTATTAACGCTCGTGCTTGATCCAGACGGTATTGCTCAGCGGCCTTAGAATCATCCCATTCAAACGCTTTGTTCAGTGGTGATGATTTCTTCTTGGCATCAGCCAACACCGCTTCAGCAGATAACAGCCCGTTATGGCGCTTTTCCAACCACTCAAGACGTTCACCAACCTTCTGAGCGTCAACCTTGATGGCGGCACCGTCTTTCCAGGAATAAACCTTCAAATCGCTCATGACGCACCATCCGCTTCACAAGCGACATGGAACATGCCGAAGCTGTTGCCAGACTTCTCGGGTCGATTTTCGCCGACACCGACATGGAATCCTGCAGTATTGAACAAATGAATTACCTGTTCCGCCGACAAAACACTGGCGTTGTATCTCACCGTGAAAGTGGCTTTCCACTCCGGGAACTCGCCCCGGAACCTGATATCGGCGGTTCCTTGGCCGATTCTGACCATATCCTGACGGGGCCTCGGCTCACCGTCGATCTTCACCAGTTCGCCAATGATATGGAACGCACCGCGCGCCTGAACCATGGTAACGCCATCAATGGCCCGACAGGCGCCAACGGCTGCCGCTTTAAACGCTACTGCTGGGAAGCCATATCCACCCTCTGGATGCGGATACAGACTGTCTTGATAATCTTGCTCGGGGTCTTTTGCCACTTTTGCCGTCTTGGCCCGCTTCATCTGCTTATCAAGCATTTGCTGCTTGGCCTTCTGCGACCATGCATGGCAAATCAGTGGGCTATCCCCGACCAATGTCAGCTCAAACGCTTGAATATTCAGCGCCGGAAGATCAACCTTCTCTGTCGTTTTTGCTGCCTTAGCCATGATTGACCTCCATCAGGTTGTCATTGGCCACAGAATTGTTAGGCATACACGCTTTCCACCCAAGAGTGCCGTAACGCCTTACGGTCTCAGAAAGTACCTTTCGATATTCAGCACGCTGCCCTTGTGGGAGGCTACGCTCAATAGGACCGGGGATGCGTGCGCCAGTCTTATTGGCATCGCTGCCTACATTCCAATCCGCCCGTATCTCACAGCGGACGCGGAAAGCTCTTTTGCGGGTGATCATTTTTGTTGCTCCACCTTGCTCTTTTGTCCATATAGTGATACAAAGGTATCACAAGAGATACGAAAGTCAATTCTTTTATCTCAGTAATTAAACTTATGGATCAAAATAGTGATTTATGTAGATCAAATCAGAGCAGCTAGAGCAGCCTTAAAGTGGCAGCAATCTGAACTTTCAGAGCGCTCTAGTGTCTCCATTCCCACAATTAAGCGCATCGAAGGTGGAACAGGCCCGGTCAAAGCAAACTACGACACCGTTACCAAGCTTGTTGACGCCTTAGAGAAAGCTGGAATTCAATTTATTGATGATGCTGAAAAACCCGGCGTTCTTTGGAAGGGGCCCAAGCAGCGAGAGCTTCTTTGATGGGGGTCAGCACAGCCATGTGGTGAGCTTGAAGAAGTAACCCTAATCACATGCATTTAAGTACCGCACGCCAACTGCGAAAGCCCCTAATGCAGAAATAAAAAACCAAATCACATACTTACCAGCTTCTGGCTTGCCATCAGGACCACTTTTTTGTCCCTCCTGCCAGCATTCATTAAATAGCCAATATGTAATTGCGAGCCCAACGGTTACGAATAACAGCCCAGCGCCTTTATCCATCATATGCCCCCCTATTGGTAGGGATGGTACAGCTATATGATGCATAGTGTCTTGGGTTTGTTAATCTGGATAAATCACATCCAACTCCGCAGCGCGACCCCTTGCTTTCTTCGAAATGCGCCGTGCGCCATATCCCAGCACTTCTTGGCGAACTAGGCGCTTCAGGTAACCTGGGTTAATAATGACGCGCTCATGAATAGGCCGATCAGCATTATATGCCATCAACTCGGACCTGATAACCTCAACCTCGTTGCGGTTTCCGCTGGCAACCGCCCTAGCCAGGCGCGTGTAATAACGCCCCTGAAGGCCTGTGATTGATCGCTGCGCCCTTGTTTTGGCCCATTGCTTCTCACGTCGTCGCGTAATGCTCACGGGGGTGAAGCCTAGCGCCTTTAAGGCTACATCAAGGTTTGTGATTTCTTCCTTCGGTATCGCCACGCGGTCACGCGACTTGACGCCATCTGCCGCCCATCCATAGGCTTTTACAGGGTTGCTGGCGAAAGACGGCAACATCTGCGCTACGGCCTGGGTAGGTTCATCGTTTTTCAAATGCTCAATGGCGCGTTGCGGACGCCCGACCAGCATGTCATAGGAAACACCAAGCGCTTCAGCAGCGCGGTTCGTATCCTTCCCGAACAGGGCCAAAATTGTATCGGTTGGCAGGATGTTGCCCATATCCAACCGATGTGACATATCCGCGCCGGTCATGCGCAGAGCCCCGCGGTTAACGGTCTCTGCTAAAAGTGCCGAGTCCGACATCTCATAAACGATTTCCCGAAGCTCTGATTCCAGATCAATCTCTTTGTCCGTCGCCCAGGCATAGATTGCCTCGAATAGATCCTTAAGATCATCGCCGAATGGTAAACCCCAAAGCCCAGCAGACGCCATCAAAGCACCAAACACATAGGCCAGAGCCTTCTTGCCTTCAGGGCCATTCTGCCGCGCCATGCGCCACATAAGTTCCAGATAGTTGACCGAGAACCCACGGAACTGGAACACCGCTGTCCCTGGCCATGCCCCGGCATCACGGAACCACGTCGGGCGGTTGCGCTTGCCCAGAACAAAATGGGTTTCATCGATCACCCATTCGGCAAAATCTACAGGCTTGGTGCCCATGCTGGCCCACAGAGCATTGTCCGTCAGAACCTCGTTGACCTTTTCCATCACGCCGGGGCGTCGGGCCAAGCGGTGGGCCGCGATAAAGGTGACAATGCGGTTGGCGCGTTCTGCCCCGGTGAACATCGAACCCGCAAATTCAACCGTGGCTTGGGTGCCTTTGCTGAATCCGCGACGGAACTTCTCAGAACCGTGGGCCACCCCCATTTGCTCCATCGTCACCAACGGAACCAAGGTGCCATCATCCCAGGCCCTTTGCAGGTCTTCCCGCACGTCTTCCGGGGCTTTTGATGGATCAAAGAACTCCATAGTCCCGCCATCCATGGTCGGCTTGCGCCATGCCATTTTAGCCAGGTCTTTATAGGCCCTGGTCATCTCAATGTTGATACGCCCGGCAGACGCAAATTGGCTCAGGTATGGCATGGTCGCCAGGGGCACCTGGGTCAAGTTGACGCTCGCTGAGCTTGGATTTCCACTCAAATAAAAGAAGAAATTCAAGCTTCTCAGCCATTGAAGAGTTTCTTTCGGGCTTTGAACATACTCGATATAAACATCCGCATATTTCCTGAGATTTGTTTGGTTCTGTGGAATTGACGCCACCGCCGTATCCAGCTCATCGCGTACTTCACGCCGCGCTAAATATGAAGAAATTCCGGTCACATAATCAGCGATCGATCGTTCAAAGTCAGGGCTATAGCCTGGGGTGTTCTTGGCGCCGATGAAATGCTTGCGAAACCCAACCTTCTTGCTGGCTTCGTTCAGCTGCTCACGTACGGCCTCCCATTCCGGGCCTTCAACTCGGCCCAGTTCGGCAAGGGCGTCGACATCACCGATCTTGATCCCGGCTGCTGCCAGATCGTTGGCGTTGACCATCTGGCGTGGGGCCTCAACGTCATACCCCTGTGATTTTGGGTACTGAGACATCAGCTTGCGGCGAACATCGATGACCTTCTTTCGATGAATCAGGCGCCCGACCGCACCGCCCACCTCAATCTTTTCGAAATGAACAAGATTGTTGCCCTTGTCGCGCACCGAAATGCTCACTTCGCCAAAACGTGTAAACGGCACATATCCGCCCTTCTTGGCCTGCTCTATCTCAGCAACCAACTGGGCCACCTGGCGGGCACTGTCGGCCTCACGGTTCATATCCCGTGCCTCTTCAGGGGCTTCGCTCTTCTTGGCTTCCTGATAGAGTTCCTTGGCGTGGGCTTCCAGATCCTTAGCGGTTTCAGGGTCGCCCTCCTTGCCGAACCCCCATTCCCGCAGAACCTGCTGCTTATACAGGTCAAGCGCCTTGTCCATGGCACTGCGCACGGCGTGGTAAGCTTCAGACTGAGCCTTGTTCAGTTCGACACGCTCACCGCGCTTGCTCAGCGCGGCGTCTCCAAGCTTGTTGGTGACCCCAACCATAGGGCTATCAATGGCGCCACCCTCAAGCCGGCCGATTTCCAGAACCTTGTGAACCTGGGCTTTATCTTCCAAATCCAGCTTGTGGTAGGGCTCAAGAATACGCGTCAAGTCTGCATTGATGGTGTCGCGGCGCTTGAACTGCTTCTCAACAGCCAACCATACTGGGGTGAACTTGCTGTAAATCGATGCGATGGTGCGCGGATGCACGATTGCATTTGCGAACCAGTTTAGGTCTTTGGCGTGAGGCACTGCCGGATCGGTGGCAAAATGCTTCAGTTCCTGTGTGGCCTTGCGTAGCGCACCGCGTTTTTTGGCTTCTGTATCCAGGGCTTCTACAGCACGATCAGCAAAGCTTTCAGAGGCTGCCAGATCATCAATAGGATCATGAATGCTGAACTTGTCGCCAGAATCAGGAACGGCCCCGTTTCCGGAGCCGCTTACTTGTTCTGCTTTGCTTTGTTTGCCGCGATCAGTTCCCGTGCCCTCTTCTGGGCTTCTTGCTTGTCGCGCAGAAGATCCTTGATCTCCTCCTCGGTCAGGGGACGAGGTCGTTCCTTCGGTGGGTGTGTTGGCTTTTCCATCATCAGACACGCTATATGAAATTCCATCGGCGGTATCCGACATTCTATCACGTTTTCCGACCTCGCCGCTTTCGATCTTGTCAAAGATATCCGAGGCGGATTGATAGCCCATACCATTCAAAGCATTGCCGAGACGTTCCAAGAACTGTTTGATTTTCTCTAGAATGCGACGAATTCCGGGTGGGAACTTCCCGTCTCCGTAACCGTATTCAGCCGATGCCTGGGCGACGGCTTCCTCAATCTTCTGTTCTTTGCTGGCATTTGGATACAGCTTGTCGATGTTATATTTTTCAATCCATTCACGGCGCGCCTTGTTGGCCAGTATGTTTTGCTCTGTTTTGTGAATCAGCCCCATTGAATAAAGCGCATGAATACCTTCGTGGCGGATGGTCTTTTCCGGGTTGCCCAGGTCAATCGCCACCTCAATGAGGTTCTGCGCGGCACGATGAACGCCGGTAACCGGAATTTTGCCCCGCCCTGGCACGTTGCCTAACAACTCATCGACCACCTGAACCTTGACCTTCGGCGCGATCCGCTTGGAAATGGTGATGATCTTTTGCGCCAGTTCTTCGCGATCGACGGACGTCTTCCAATCGTATTCGGCCAGGATAGCGTGGCTTTCGCCGCGCCCCAGCACCGGCTGGCCATCCACTTCAGAATTGACGTCATCCAGCAATTGGCGGATACTGATAGATGAACCCGGTAATGGAATTGACCCAACTCCACTTGTGGTGCGGTCGTTCGAAGGACTCAGTCCCGTGCCGGGTTTTTCTATGTCCAAATGGTCGATATCGTACTGGCGCTTCATACCGTCACTGTGTTCGCGCACGGTGATTTTGATACGACGCACGTCACCATCCATTTGTGCGGCTGCATAGAACCTGTGGATGCGGTTAATGTCTGCCCGTGTCTTGTTGTCCGAGACAGTTTCGACCAGGATCGCATGTTTCAGAAGATCGGGAAGCTTCCAGGCTAATGCAGCTCGAATTTTACTGCCTTCACCTGACAGGGTTTTCTTAATGCCCTTGGCGTAGAGATGAATATCCCAACCCGTATCTAAATTCTGGTACTCACCGAGTATCCCATCAGGGGCAGAAATTTCCTGGTTGGCCAAGCGCCTTACGTCAGACGCATCTTCAACATCTTCGTACTGCTTCTTGATCTCAACAATCTTGGTCTGAACCTTCCAGTCCAGCCCCTGCGCAACACCCGTCCAGTCGGGATCGTTGAAGACGGAGAACATCTCAACGCCTTTGTCGGTTTCCCGGTGCTCGATGGTGTTGAAGAGGTTATCAAAGGCCTCACGGATGCCATCCTGCTTCATTTCATCATTGGTTGGGTACGCACCGCTGGTCTGATCAATGTTTGCGAGGTAATCATTGATCGCCCCCTTTTCGGAGAGACGGTCAACCATGTACTTCTCGAAGGCGCGCGCGGCTTTTTCGATGGTCTTATTCCAGTACGGCTTAGACTTGGCCTTATCCAGCTCAACTGAGCGTTCCGCAAAGCCGCCCTTTGCCAGCGCCGTCTGCACGCCCTTCCATGCCTGATATACCTCGTCCCGCGCGGTTCCTTCAGTGCGCCGACGCGAACTCATATAGTCTTGATCTTGCCCCGTCGCCTTGCTTTTCCCGTGGTCATCTTGACGAGCAAAATAGTTATCCAAACCATGCAGCCATTCATGAGCAAGCGAACCTGGACCGCTGCCCTTGGTCAGATTGATAACGACTTGACCCGGCTCATAGTGTGCCGCTGCCGCGGCGTTGCCACCAGTGCCCCGCGCTCCAAAGGCTAAGCCAAGTTCACCATTCAAAGAGATAGCTTTGGGGGGCACGCCGATGGTATCGGCTAAGTCCATAAGCGCATCATAAGCGCGGTTAAGGTCCGATTGACGGCGCGGTCCTTCAACATAATTGCCGAACTGCACGCCTCGGAACCCAAATGCCTCAGAGAATGTTTCCGGGGACACGTCACCATCACGCAGGTCTTGCCCGCTACGAGCCCGGTTCTCCGTTCCGCGCATATTAGGGCCCTTGCGCATATCGTCAATCTTGGCTTGAACGTCATCACGGTTTTCGTCCAAATATTCCCGCGCTGCCGTTGGGGTTTCAAACCCCGCCTTTAGACGAAGAACCGTGCTGCGCACCTTGAACCCCAAGAAAATATCGCTCGTCTTGTGGTCGCGATAAACATTAACAGCCGTGTATTTAGAACGTGTCTTTGTGCCCGTTTCTTCCTTTCCAGCAATCAGGTAAGGAATGAGTTTTTTGGCAAGTGAGATGGCCTCTTCTTCACTTTCCCGGTGCGTGTCTTGCATCGCGGGGTCATTGCCCATGGAATTGCGAACGGTACGGTTTTTGGAATCCGTCAGGAACCAAAATGACTTGGACGGGTTGTAACGCTCACCTTTGAACATGCTGTAAGACGCTGAGCGGACGCTGTATCGAGCAGCCTTTTCCATGTCGGCTGGCGCAATGTCTTTAATGGCCTTCACCGTCGTCGGAATATCACCAAGCGTTGTTGCGTTTGCGACCTTCATCATGTGGTCGAGCGTCTTTGTGTCTACGTTCCCGCTGAGTATGTCATTTGCAAAACCGCGAAGAAGCTCAACCTGTTTTGCCCAACGCGCCACTTTCCACTTTGAACGAGGCTTGCTGGGGATCGTGTTCCGGATTACAGCAATGTAGGCCATAACCTCACCCGAAACGCCTTCCTCTGCCAATTTCACGTAGTTCGGCTGAGGGAATGATTTGGAAAGTGGCGCGGTATTGACGTCAATACCCTCATCACTGAGGGCTTCTTTGAATCCGGTGAAGGTATCTTTGCGGGCACCGTGGATCTTTTCTCCAAAGTCCTCGATTTTGTCCTGCGGCTTATCGGTCACATCCGGCTGTTTCTGAGCATCAACGGGCTTTGCCTTGGGCGCATCAAACATATCCACCTGATCACGCGCACCGGTGTCAAAGAGACCGCCATCTGAGCCAGCATCCTTCTGGGAAGCCTTGGCCTTCATCGGTCCAGCCATCTTGCGCTCGGCCAGTTCTTTGTCGCTGATCTTCTCAGCGCCGGGGATAACGCCCTGTTCTGTGGCTCCGGCCACGTTGGTCACGGTTTCGGTGGTGGGTCGTTGTTCCCCAGAATCAGAAACCCCCGCGTTATCGGCGGGGGCTGTGTTAATTTTTTTGACCTGATTTGAGGCGTCTTTTCCGGGGCTTACGCCTGGGCGGTCTTGGCCTGCCGTTTCAGTTCCGCCATCTTGGCCTCTTTCGTCCGCATTGATTTGGCCAGTTCCTTGGCCTCCTTCTGGTCGGACGGCGATACCTTCGGGTTCACGGCTAGGCTGTCCAGAATTAAGAGCCTGTGCTTGCGCGATTTCATCATCAATCCTTCCGCGGTCTTCCAGCGTCAGAGGTTCACCTTCAAGTGTGGCGTAAATGTCTTCTGGGTTCAAGTTTTTCAATTGTTTTGCAAGCAGAACATCAAAATAGCTGTCGTCTGAATCCATCTGCGATTGAAGGTCGGCAATCTGCGCTTCGATGGACTCAGCCTCGCCCTTGCTCTCAAACTGATTAAGATATTCGTCTTCAGCCCGCAATTGAGCGGCTCGTTCTTCCATTACATGCGCTTCTTCTGCACGATAAACCTTCTCCCCGGCCAGTGCCCGGTCCAGAACCTCAAGGACTTGAGCCTCAGTCGGGCGCGGGGTTGTTTCCAAAGGCCCAAAATAGCCAGCCTCATGCAAGCGCTCTCCAGCGGCATCGATACCCATGCCATTGCTGCGGATCAAAGCGCCGACACCAGGAATAAGCCGTTGCGCATTGCGGCCTTTCTTCAGGTCATGCCCTTCATCGTCACGAAGCCCACCGTGGTCGGCAATAAACGTCAACATATCAACAGGGCCCTTACGCACGGGAATGCGGCTATAGCCCTTGTCGGTCTTGCGGATCACGCCCCGCGCGGCCAGGACGTCAAGCACGTCGCGCGCTTCTTTGCCCCTCAGACCCATTTCTTTGCCAAAATGCAACGGCGTCAGCTTAAGCCCCGGTGTCTTGGCATAGCGAATACCAGCCCCATAATGGGTGGCCGGGTCAAAAGCGGCTGATTTCTGCGACTGTTCTTGATTTGTTTCACGGGAAACATTGGTCGGCTGCATATCAGCGGGGAGCGGATCATCAAGGGGGTCGGTTGCGGTCAGGTCCGGCTTCGTCTCAACCATATCCTTAAACGCCAGAATAGGCATGGTCATGGCCTGGGCCTGCTCATCCATGCCCAAAGCCCGGTTGCTTCGGGCAACGGACAAGGCCTGGGCCTCGCTGTCGGCTCCCATAACGGCGATCTGGCGACCGTCCTCAGTTGTCAGAACACGGACCTCATCCCCTTCACCAATGGTGATTGTGGCGATATCAGCGCCGGTAGCCGTCTTGATGGTTCCAATATCAGCCGATGCAATGAACTGGCTCTGTTGCCCACCCTCACCCATCTGGGTACTGACGTCACCCTTCTTGGTGCCCGTAGGTGCTTGTGGGGTCGACACGGGCGTGATCTGGATGTTCTGGCTGGAAATGTCCTCAAAGGTGGCTGAGAAGTTCGAGCCATCGTCCAAGTGCAACTTAACGCCGGACCCGGCCTGTTCATCCTCATAGGCGTCAACAATGGTGCCCGTCGCCATCTTATCGCCGATCTGGACGGAAACCTTCGTGTTGACCTGGGGCACCCCAGCAGAACGCAAGATATCATTGGCGCTGCGGGTGGCTTCGCCGTCCTGGACAACGGATTTGCCTTGCTGAATCAGATCGTCGGGAATGGGGCTGGCGCGGTCGGCTTCGCTGAGTTCTGGGGCTTGTTGCGCGGCCTGTTCGCGCTTGCCAGTGGGGGCGGGCTTGCTCATAGATGCTGAACGACTGTGGCGGCCCATGACGAGACCGCCAATCGTTTCGTAGATCACGCCCGCGGTGAAGCCGACACCAGCATTTTCACCTGTTCCGGTAAACGTGCCGCGTTCCTTGTCATAACCAACAATGTCGTTGGCGACCAAGTTTTCTAGGATGGATTGGCTCGCTTCCTGAATGGCTTCTTCGGTGCCTTGTTTCAGGGCGTCGACCACCAATCGTTTAGCCCCGCCGCCCGTCACCTTATCAAGTCGACTTAAGAACGGCGCAATGGGGACTGCTTCTGTCGTGCCGATCCACGCGCCGTAATCAGAAGCCTCAAGGGCTTGGCCAAGGTCCGCCCCGTTCTGAAGCGCATCTTCGAACATTGCTGATTTTTCAGCGCCCGCACCGACAAAGGCCGTGGTCGCTAGAGCTGGCACACCACCCAAGGGAATGGTGGCCGCCGTTGTTCCCAAGAAACCTAATGTGCTACCCAGTCCGCGCGGAAGCTTGGAGGCCAAAAACTCACCTTGATATTCTGGGTTTTCTGGAAAATTGTCACGCGCCCAATTCGACAGGCCATCGCCAGCCTGATAGGCGCCGGTATCCTTGGGGCTATCCTGACGCTCAAAGCGTGCGCGGTATTCCTGGCGCTGCTCTGGCCCCATACGAGAATACACCTGCATATGCTGGGTCGATTGAGGGGGGAGGTCGTTTTTCTTGGAAAATTCAAAGCTGGCCGGAAACGTGCTCAGGTCTTCGCCGTTATCGATGGCGTCGAACGCCGCATTCAAGCCTTGGTTGGTCTGAAAGGACGAGATACCAACGCTTTTAGCCACACCTGCGGGAATGTCCAAGGTGCCTTGGGTGGCGGCGTTCAACCCAGAAAGAAAGCGGCCTTCGGGAATGTCGCCGCTCGTGGCGGGAGCCTCAGCAAACGGATCATAGTCCACCTTCATGAGGCCCATGCCCACACCTTCGCCACTGGTTTCAACATCCGCAAACGGGTCGAAATCGACGGGAACCAGTCCGAAGGGTTGCTTGGCCATAGTGTTCATTTCTCCAACAAAAAAGGCCGCCCGGATGGACAGCCCAAAGAAAAACCCCGCTCAATGGCGGGGCTGGTGTGGCTTTTCTTAACGCCAGCGCTTCTTGACTTCCTCAAGAAGCTGCTTTGACGCCATGCTCAGGCGCCCAACAATAGGCCCCTTCCCATCGCATGGCCTTGGAATAAAGAATTCTGATGCCCAAGGAAGACGCTTGGTGAGGTTCAAATCGAACCGTGTGCAGCATAGCAAACCCGCTTCCATCATGTCCGCAGCCTGCGTGACGTAAAGGTTGTTTGGGTAACACTTCGTCATATTGCTAGTGCCATACGCCACTTCGACTGCATAACGGTCGTTCTTTCGGTCCCAAGCAAGGGACCGAATGAGAACGGGCCTTGGTTTCGGGCCTGGGTTTACGATATTTGAATGAGGCCAGCGACACCACACCACATCAAGCATGGCGGGCAATTGGTCATTTGGGAGGTATGAGAACTTACCAAGCTGGTCCATCAAGCACTTCATAGCCGACGAACTCGTTGTCGCTTACTTCCTCGTTCATCAATGCCAACATTTGCGGTGTGACTTCGTCCTCATAAGTCTCAACACATTTCTGTTCAACATGATCAACGGGCTGGGAGTTTGGGCCGTTCAAAAGAGCGGTCATGGGGGTAACTCCTTTCTCTCTTTCTGCGCTGCATCTTGATGCATAACATTCTGTCGTCAAGTCTAGTCGCATGCGCATGGGCTTTATTATATGGCTTATGTTGCGTATTAGCAACACTGACCAGAGTGGTGAATAGCCGCAGCAAGATGCGCATCATACACAAAAGAACGCTGGAGGGTGATAAATGTGAAAGCAAGAGAACAAAACATAAACATATTTTCCTATAAATGTCAATGCTTGTGATTATGTTCTGTTTTTCATCACACACTTTTGGTTGTTCGGTTTTGCTGCTATGCTCTCGTCATGCGCACCATACTCACCATCTCAGTCTTGGCCATGTTGGCGACGTTCGCCGTCGCCGCGGCGCCCAACGCCGCCGACAAGACGCCCCTGGAGCAAATGCTCGAAGCCATGCCGCCGATGGACCCGCAAGTCAGGGCCTCATTCGATAAGGCAGCTCGGTCGATGTATCGGGAAGACTGCAATTGTCTTACGTACATCATGGACGGCGTCACCCGAAAGGTGATGCTCCCAATGGATGATGTGGACCGACGTTTACTGATCGAGGGCCTGAAACGCGGTCTCATCACCCCATTTGGCCAAGCGGGACAGACGAGTTAATACTCGCCGTGCTTTCCTTTTAATCCACCCTTCACACTCTCATCCGACGCTCCTGCGACACTGCCCATGGTCACCATGGAATAGATCGGCTTGCCGCCTTGACCGGTCCCGGTCTGGACGTACCAGTTTCCGTCACGGCCTTGTTTGGCGTTTTGGAAACCTGGAGGGGGCGTGCTTCCTTGGTATGGAGCGGCGTCGTTCGCCATCTGGGTGTTAGGCTTGCTTGGCTGTCCGGGAGCGGCGTTGCCACCACCCATCAGGGCGCGCGCCCGTTCCGTGGTCCATTCTTCCTGTGACTTGTCGCCGTAGGCTTCTTTCATGCCGCCAGGGCGCATCCAATCAGGACCGATCGGGTTTTTGTCTTCAGCTTCGGATTTGGCGCGTTCAAATGCTGTTTCCTGGTCAAGCCCCGTGCCACCCCCTTGGGCTTGATCGCCTGGGCCACCACGCAAGCTGTCGGCATAATCACCAAAGCCCATGCGGGTCATGGCCGCGTAGACACCTTCTTTATTGACCTGTTTGGTTGTGAACCCGCCAGCATCAGGTACTTCAACGGTATTGTCCTTTACGGCCATGTTGTAGGCTTGCTGTGGCGTCAAAAGGCCACTCTTGGCCTTCATCCCGGCCAATTGGAGGTTTGTTTGCCGGGTCTTGTCATTTTCACTGGCACTGGCCTCACGGGTCTTTTGGCTTTCTGAGGCTTTGAACTTCTGCGTCACGGCCAATTCGCCCATACGGTTGCGAAACTCCAAGTCAGACCGGGCTTGGTTCACCATCATGTCGTATTTGGCTTTGCCTTCCATTGCGCCCTTGGCGGCCATGCTTTCGCCGTAGCCTTGAACGGCGCCAGCCACCGCGCCAAGCGCCACACTAGCACCAAGCCCCATTCGTTTTTTACCCATTGGCCTGCCCCTCCGCATTGCCTTGCTGCTTAAAGTTAGCGCTGAATCCTTGGCCAAAGAGCTGATCGAGGTTTCCGCTCTGATCGGCTTGTTGCAAGGCCTGAACGTCTTCCTCCAAGCCTTGCTTATTCAGGGTGCCGTTGCCGACCGCCTGAGTTCCATATTGATCCATGGCGATGTAGGCGGCGGATTCAATTTCTTGGGGGGTAAATTGATGGACATCAAATGCCGTAGCCATTTGGGCGATGGCTTCCAACAGCTCCTGTCCACCATGCAGAACGATAGCCGGGTCAACGGGTCGACCGCTTTCCCGTGCCGATTGTTCCAGGCGCACCACCACGCTCACGGTCATCGCCGCAAGACCTTCGGCGGGCTTTTCAGCCTCACGGATGCGCTTCAGAATTTGCGGGGCCATCTTCTGGTCAGCAATCAGCTTCAAGCCGTTGTCGACAAACTTCTCATAGGCCGCTTGCTCTTCTGGCGAGACATTGGCTTCGCCTTCATAGTTGGCTTCAGGGGCCACGCCCTGCTGTTGTTGCGGCATCAATCCAGCCATGGTCTTTCCCCTTTATGCTGCTGAAGGTGTCGGAGCGCTTGGAACAAACACGACGTGGCCAGAGGCTTGGTCATATTGCCAACGCCCATTGTTGTAAGCAGTATCAGGCGTATTCCACCGTTGTGAAGGTGCCAGACCGCCCTTTTGTTGGGGAACGGAACTGGCCGTCAGCAACCCACCGGTGCCGCTGTGGCTGCCTTGAATACGAAGTTGATCCGCTTGTTCCGCAGCAATGCGTTGTTCTGTGGCGGCCGCATAGTCGGTTCCGCCACCTTGACCGCCACCAGCGGCCAACTCGATTGCGCCCTTGGCCGCACCGCTGATCATTTTACCCATGAGTTCTGGGTGACTATCGACCCAGCCACCAAGGCCAGTTCGCCCCGTACCGAGAACAGTACCCGCAGGCGTCATAACAGATTGACCGGTGGGAATGGTGGCCGAATTAACCCCATTCCCAACATAGACAACTGGCGTACCCCCTGGTCCGGCATTAAGGGCACCGCCAGAAGCGGCAGACGGTGAAGTCAAACTGGCATTTTGAACGGTCGGTGTAGCAGTGGATGGGGCAGCGCCCACGGCCCCCGGCGTGGTTGCCCCGGCTGAAGCACTTGGCGCCGCAGCTCCAGCCGCACCGGTCGGCGCTCCTGCCGTTGGCGCAGTTGCCGTAGCGCCCGGAATAGCCGTGTAATTGCCCATGGCGGATTGAACCCCGCCCATAACGGCCCCACCGGCAGCCCCCAGCAAAAGGCCTTTGCCGATACCCCCGCCACTGATGGCGGATGTTATCCCCCCCGCTATAGACCCCGATATGGCGTGACTGAGCACCGTCGCCATGGTTGGAGATAAGGTCGCACCAAAGCTCGTAGCGCCTAAGACGCTGGCCCCCAACCCTGCTGTGAAATAAGATACAGCCGCAGCGACAATGAACTTGCCGACTGTAGACTTGGTGACCTTTTTGAAAACTTTTGTCACTGCTTTTACGGCACCCGACACTGTACTTCTCCTTCCGAGAAATTGACGTAAGCAAACACTGCGTCATAGGCCGTGGCGGCCCTGTCATACGCTTGGGCTGCTTCAACCTCATCTGTAAATGTCCCCAAATATTTTTTTCTAAACCTTGCTCTCCACCGGCTAATGTCCTTCTGCCAATAGACGCCTTTGAAACGTGATGTTTTTCCCTTCACGTTACCCCCTCGGTTCAGCGCGTTTCCTAAGTGCCCTGTCAGTCGAAGGTTTTCCCTTCTGTTGTCGAGAGGATTCCTGTTGATATGATCAACAAGCATGTGCGGAGGGGCCTGGAGAATGGCTCGGTGCATAAGCATGGACTTCTGCTTACCGTCTCGAACGAACACACGCACAGCTCGATACTTCTCGCCACCGCCTGTCTGAACGGACGCGCTCCATTTCCATTGGTTTAACCACTCAAAATCTACTTCATCAACGAGCGCATGCTGGCCCTTGCTTAGTTCGATTTCTTTCACACCACGCATAGTTTTGTCCTTTCGCGGCAACGAATAAGGGACGGCTCCGAAGAACCGCCCCCTACCAAAGGTCCGTCATCTCTAATTAGAGGCGCTTAATATAAATCCCGCCGCTTAACGTGTAGCCCATACGCGCATAGGCCTTGCCAAGCCGTTCCCATTCGTCATTCACGGCGTTTGTGACCGCAAGCCACACCTCATCAACGCCCTGTTCTTCCCGCGCCCATTGGTCGAACGCTGATGCCAAAGCCAAAGCCCCGCCATGCCCTTTGTCGGTAACGTAATAACCAATGTCCGTTGCATATTTTGCTTTTGTGAATAAATAGAGGGGTGCCGTAATCCCGATGATATAGCCCTCAACCTCTCCATCTGTTTCAGTTACAAAAAGGCAATGACTTCCGCTGCGGATCGATTCCATGCATGCATCTTTGAAAGCCTTGATGTCTTCTTTGTATTTTGCGTACTTGCTCTTTTGGTGCATCTCACGGGCGAGAACGACAAGCCTCGGAATGTCTTGATATTTTGCGGGGCGGACCAGAGTTCCTACCATGACAACGTAATGCCATACATCTGCTCAATGATCCCCTTGTCCCGATTGGACATCGCCTGCAAATGCTCATAATACTTGGTCCGGTCTTCAGCGCTGATGCTGGTGTTTTTCATCACCTCTGACCAACCGGCCGCATAGGTTTTTTCCATGTCGGCAGCTGCGCTGATCGCATACTGTCGATCATGGGCGGCCACGTTCATATTGGCGATCTTTTCCGATGACGCCGTTCCCATCGCGGTGAGGTTTTTCTGCGCCGTCTGGCTGGCGTCCTGACTGGCGATGGGAAGCGCGCTCTTGAGCATTGCGTCGGTCCCGGCCTCGGCCGCCATGGATGAATTGATCAGCCCGCGCCGCCCTGAATATTGCTTGGCCTGCGTTTGGGCTTTCTGCATGAGCGGGCTGTTCTGGCTCATCAAGCCCGTCATTTGGGTCTGAACACTGTCGTCTTCATAGTCCCAGGTTCCGTCTGCTTTGTAAGCCATATTCAGTCCCCTTCATGGCATAAAAAAAGACGCTTTAAGCGCCGTCATCCGTTGGTGGTCTGGTATTTTTGTTATCCGCCGACTTGGACTTTCCAGATGTAGACAATCAATGCCACCAGGGTCGCAACTGCGGCCAGAAAACCTGTCTTTACCCAAGCGTCCATCCGGCCGTGGACGCGACCGACCGTGGCGGCGATATCTTTGCTGATCTTGTCGTGACCGCTGATGATCGTTTGCATGATGTTCGATATGCCCGTTCGCATTTCGACTTCGAAGTTTTCTCCGCGGCGCATGTGGTCATCGAGTGTTTTCTGTGTGTGAGCAATGGCGGCCAAGGCTGCCTTAGCTTCTGCGAGAGCGCTGGCCGCGTCCGCACGGGCCTGGTGGTCAACAACATCCTCAGACATGCTTTGCTTCCCCCTGTATCCTTGATCCGATGTCATCGCGCCATGTTCTCCGTTGGGCTGTCGGGCTGGCCTATCATGGGTTCACCATGGCATTAGCTGGGGGCACATTCGACCCACCCGTGTAAGCGACAACATCCAGTGAATATGAAAGAGACCCCGTAAGAGTTGCATCTGTAATTTTTAGCCCCGTTGCCGTGACGAGGCAGTTCGTTCCTGGGACCATTGTTGTGGCGCCAACGGTGAGAGTTCCAGCTTTATCAGGGGCCATACCGAGGATTATAAAGGCGTTGTCTGCTGTGCCATTACAGACCACCGTACCTGTCTGCGGTGTGCTTGGCACTTTTGGCGAACGGGCGGGCAGGTTGTTGGTGCAAACATTTTTGAATGTGCCTGACGATGTTGAAAAATCTGCCAGCGTGGTTGTAGCCCAAAAACCGTTAATGCACGGAATCACATCAGCAGCAACGTTCGTAAATGATGCACCTGTACCAGCCTCCGGATCGCCTTCCCAAGGCACCCCGTTCTTGCCTAACCATATTTTCCCTAATCCATCTCCACCGGAAAGATCGCCCCAGACATCCACAAAATCACCATCGGCATAAGCCGTGGATGAAAGTAATGTGTATCCAGCATTTCCTTTGCGGATATCTAACACATCGTGGCGCTCAGCCACCACCCAATAGCCCGATCCGGCACCGAATTCTGCATCTAGTGCGGGGGTCGCAGCAATTTCAGCTTTGCTGACGACTCCCACTTGCAGCCTACCTGCTGCACCGTTTGCGACGGCTTTAACCCTGAAGTAAAACTTCTCCGGGCAATACAAATCCGCAAATGTTCCGGCCCAACCCGTCGCATGTGTAACGGATAAATTACCATTAGAATATGTTGGTTGTAGCGCTGTGAATGCCCCGTCCCCGGCAGGGTGCAAAGGGTTCCACGTCGCACAACGGTTCGTCGGCGTTGACGTAACTTGGCTTATCCCACCTACAACGGTGTAAGCACCGCCAGTGCCAGAGTTGGTGCCCATTGTGCCACTGTTCTTGAACTCCAGCAGCGTGTGTGGCGTGCCAGCAGGATGAGTGTAAACATAGTTCGGCGTTGCGCTGTCCAACTTAACGCCATTCAACGCTTCAGAAGTGCCATCCCAAAACGTGACTTCAGCAAGCCCTACCGACGAGAAGTTTATGCCGTCATAACCCCACTTCGGGTTGACGATGGAAGCCGTTGCATAAGTCCCGACGCCCGTTACGGGGTCAAGCCCAACCCACGCGCCAGTAGCGTTCCAAAAAATGTTATACCAAGCATTGTCGCGGTACACAGATGTGGAAGTTAGGCCGTTAATCACAAGCTGATTGCTGGCATTGAAGTAAATGCTCGTACCGAGAACTGGCTGGACCACGCCGTCTTTAAACTTGCACACGCGCACGCAACCAGAGTGCGTTGCAGCCGTGGTGTGCGTGATAGTTAGTCCGCCAGTAGAGCCATCAAACAGGGCGGCGTTGGCGATGTTGTAGGTTTTCATGGAGCCAATAAATTGTGGGGCGAGAAGCATACCCATTATGAAATAACTCCCGCCAAGGTGAAGCGGGCGCCGCCACCCGCAATCGTTGATCCGGCCTGCGTACACTTGAACGTGATCCGATCCCCCGCCGCAATCGTCGTTGTGGATAGGGTGCCCGCCGTTCCGGCGTTCGCCAGAGCCGCGACCTGGGGCTTGATGGAATAGACACTCACACCGTTCTTTTCTATATCGAACACAGCCGCCAATCCTGTTGGGGCCGTGTCCATATAAAGCTGCTCTCCGGTTAACGTGATGGCGCGTGGTGCGATCAGTGTACTGTAGGTCTGCACCACCAAATCTTCCGCCGTCATGGTATTGTCGAAGCCCGCGATCATGGCGATGTCATAGGCTTTGGCATCGGCAGCGAGTTTTGCAATTGTAACTGCCGCTGCGGCTAAATCACCAGTGGCGATGTTACCGCTCGATCCATCAATCCCAAGATTTGATCGCGAAGCTGATGCGCTTGCAAGTCCAGCAAGGTTTTCAGATTTTTTCATGTCGCCCAGGGGGCGCTTAATCCAAGTGATTGCGGTGGTTCCAAGCGTGCCGCCAGGGTCAACCGTGCAGGTCCATTCTGTGTCGGAATAAGTGGTGCCTTGCTCAACATTCACGGTTGCGCTGACGTGTTCATCCCAGGTGTCCAAGGGGACTGCTCGTACCCATGACCCAGCGCTAGACACGTATATGCCGTTTTCTTCCGTTGCCGTCTGCCCCGTGACCAAAACGCGGCTGGCGCTGGTCAAAACACCATCAATGGTTTGTTCGCCAGTTAGAGATATATTGGATGTCGCCACGACGGCAACCGGTGCCTTCCAGGAAATGCCGTTGGCGGCGGCCTCTGCGGCGGCTTGGGCGTTCTGGGCGGATGTGACGTTACTCCCCGTCGTCACGACATCAGCATGCGTCAAGACAACATCTGCGTTCGTTAAAACCACATCTGCGGCCGCCGCGCTTGCAGAAGCCGCCGCCGCGGCTGCATATGAAGCCCCAGCGCTATACGAAGCCCCAACAATACGGAAGTTTGTGCCATTATGGCGCAACGAAACAACGGAACCAGCAGGAAAGTCACCAGCCGCAGGGTCATTTCCGGCATAGTCCTTGATCGAAACAACGCCAAGCTCATTGACGTCAACCGTACAGGGGCCTGTGTTGGTGTTTCCATCACCGACCTTCATATTAACCAGAAGTCCATCACCGTATGCAGATGGCGCATGTGGCAATGTAACGACATAAACATCAGCCGCACCGGAATCCACGGCGTAATTAATTTTGCCTTGCTTGATATTGGCTTCGGTCGGCAGCTTATCAAACGCAGCTTCCGTTTTGGTTTCCGTATTATTGGGAACAGAGGCGCGCGCCAAGACATACTTTGATGTCACTGTCGGGCTGAAATAACCGTTACTCATTTTTTAAGTCCCCTATAGGAGAAATGAAGCGTGACCCCGTTCAGCGTATGGGGCTCTTCATAAGTGCCCGTCGAGCTGATCGCCAAGCTCACGTTTGCGCCAAGACCAGGAAGGTCGGCTTTGGCGCGCCCAACCACCTGGGCAGACCAATAAAACTGATTCCAAATGGCCTCATCCCAGAACCCGCCGCCGCCAGCCACATCAAAGTCTTCATCCGTTGCTGTGGGTTGGTCGGCATCGCCATAGTCAAAATCGGGGGCAATCTGAATGGAAATACCGGGCGCAGACTCAAGCTCCAGAATGGCTTGCAGAAAGCGCTTGTTGCGGGTTGGTGAACCAAGGTGGTTGTAGGAGAGCCGGATAAAGGCCTGGACCTCCGCACCATCAAAGCTGGTGCCTTTGTCGGCCCGATAGACATACCCATCAGTCGACCCAAACAAAAGCCACTCGGTTCCGTCCGCGTCTTTAACGCTGCTTGCACACTTTACAGTGAGTCCGTAATTCAACGGCATGTATTGGGGGTATTTGCCATTCAAATCCATGGCAAGAATAGAGCCATCTGACCAAAACAGGCGATATTGGTTTTTGTCTCGAACCCGCATAGAAGCGGTCACATAAGCGTTTGATTTTTTCTTTGTCCGAAACCATGGATACACATTGGCCGACAGCCCTCCGAGCCTAAAATCACCATAGGCTTGGGTGGTTTGCATATCTGTCACGCCCTGGCCATCGAAGGCGACGGGCTTACCTGGGCGCTGAATGGTCCACTCCACCGCGCCGTTTTCTTCCAAAGGCGTTTGCAGTGACCAATCCGATGTATCGTTTCCATAAAGGACGCTGGTCTTGTTGGCGCCGTAGATCAACATAACGCCGCCGACACCTGATAAGAACCCCGTGACCTCTTGACCAAAACCAAACTCAGCCGCGCCGCTCAAGATGGACCAAACATAGGGCGTGCCAATGCCGCTGTGCTGAACCGATCCGTTATCGAACGAGAAAAACAGATGGTTTCGATGTGCGGCAACATGGGTTGGCGTGTCTGTTGCCATGCCTGTGTGAATCGGCACAAACACGCTTCCGTCCCACTCGAACCCTTTGGATACACCATCCACGCCGTACATGCGCTTGGTTATTGCTGATCCATAAAAGTTGTTGGTTATAAATTCAAAGCGCCCGGAAGGTTGCAGTGTGTTTTCCGTGCTGTCACCGGCGATAGTTGCAAGATTTGTTGATGCACCAACATTTAAGTTTTCGGCCTGAAACGTCCCAACCTTGGTGTAGAGGATCATCCACCCTGCGGCGTCACCACCCGCCCACGTTCCAGATGTCACCTGAATGCATTTAACCACTGCCGTAGCGCCTGATGTTGCGCCCGTGACGGTATCGGCTTCGGAAATCTCCGTGGTGCCACCACTGGTGAACTCAATCCGGTTTCCAAGGTCACATTCCATCCAACCAGACGCGCTGGAAACATACATCTTGGCCGTTGCGCCACCGGTCGCATTGCGGAAAGCATAGTTCTTGCTGTTGTAGCGCCAAACACCAAGGATATCACCATCCCCTGGCACCGTGCTGATATTGGTCCTAGCGGTTTCAATGGCATCTTGGAACCATGTCGCGTCGTCCGTGTCGTTATCGGCGCCCCGCAGAACAGGGGAGCCATCAGCCACGCATTTGGTTGAGGCTGATACCTGAATGTCTTCATTGTCCTGAAACGTGCCGGACACTTCGCTCAGCACCAAATACCCAGCACCATCACTACCAGCATATGAACCGCTCTCAAGCACCCCAGCGATCAAGGCCACACCCGTTGCGCCCGACGTCGCGCCGGTAACCGTGTCGCCTTCAGCAATGGCTGCGACACCTGCATCAAAGTTGATCAGGTAGTATGTTGCTTCTGAAGGCTGGGTATGGCCGTCGTAGCGCTCAAACCCATCCGTGCGGCGATAGCCTTCCGGACGGGGTTCATAGTTTTCCGCTGCGATGACATGACCGCCCACTTTGGTAATGGCCGGAGTAACCAGATCCAAACCACCGCCAAACGGGAAATACTTCGTTTCGCGGCTCATGCCAGTGGCTCACTGCCAATGGTGATGCGCGGCAGCTGATCGCGCTCCAGATCGAACATCATTTTTGCATAGTTTGATTTGGCCTCAACATATCCAACCGATCCCTCATCGAAGGCGTTCAGATACATCAAGGCCCGGTGCAAGATAACGTCGTGAAATTGGACGGGGCACTCTGGAATATCTCCATCGACAGACAAGGTCTGAACCGTCTTGTAGTATTCCCCGTTGACCACATAGGTTCCGTCCGGAATGGGCCCCAGACAGAATTCATTCTGTGGACTGATGGCAAATTGTGACGGTTTATTGTTGATCTGAGACCCGCGCCCATACCGCACTCGCCAGTCGCCCCAACCGATGTGGTCAATCTCCCCTTCATCGGAAACGCCCGTCGATTGAAGATAAAGCGTTGTAACGCGCTTTTCCGTCACCCAGCTGGAAAAATCCGTAATGTTCCAGCCCGCGGGCGTGTACTTCGCCGTGCCCGACGAAGTCTCTTTGTCCGTGAACTCCTTGCGCATCCACAGCCATGCCCCAGCATGAGCATTTTGGATATCCGTCCAGGCGTCATTGACCCATATCACGATGTCATTCAAACGGCCCGTCTGCCCGGTCACGGCAACAGGCTGGCCTGAACCGGACACGGTTCCGCTCTTGCTGGCGACTTTTTGGCAAAGCTCAAGATAGGTCGACATCGTCTATCCTTTGGATCAAGAGACGCGACGGAACGGATAGGCGTGGGCCTGACGCGGAACCATTTCCCCAGGCTGTCCATTAGCGGCTGGCTTCTGGTCATAGACGGTGCGGATGGCGTTCCCCAAGACGTGCTCGTAACACTTGCGGACACGCACATCTTCGCCGCGCGGAATCCACATGCCGCGACCATTGACGCTGGCCCATACAGGTTGATCGCCTCCGTCTTCCTCAGTCTTGGCAATGTTGATGGTGACAAATTCATCATCATCGACGGCTTCCGATGCTTGCGTTGCAGCCTGTTCAGAAGATTGTGCAGCGGCATCATCTTGAACAATGATGGTGATTTCTTCCTTGTCCCAGGCGGCGGCGATTTTGGCGCGCAACGTTTCTTCAAGGATCGTGTTCGGGCTGCGTTGGAAACCAAGGTGTTCGACGGCAAACCGCTGCATTTCATCCTTGGTGGCATCGGCGAGAAGAATTGTTTTTGTCTTGAGCATGATTTTTCCTAACGGGTTCTGTGGGGGTTATTGGGTAAACGTGCGGATGATGTACGACAGGTCATCGATCGCGCCGCTCAGGTATGTTTCTTCGTGTTCGAGGGCACGCTTTTGGGTGGATACCGCATTCAAACGGGCCTTGAGCTCCACCATGCGTGCATCAAGTTTGACGGCCATTGGGGAAGGCTTGTCTATGGCATATGTCCGACGCGGAATGTTCAAATCGGATACGTCCGGAATGGTGACCTTGATGCCACGCCGACGCGCCAGATCAACGAAGTGCAGCACGCCCCATCTCTGCTCGGCGTATTCCGTGCTTTGGGCCATATCAACGCCATACAGCGCAATTTCTTCGGGGCTTTGCTCAATGGCAAATGCCATCATCCAAGAAATTGATGACGTTAAAAATTCAGTACCGTATTCACTTTTGAGGTGTTTGTGTGGGAACGGCTGGAAGGCCGGAATGTCTGCGTCTGGATGTGGAAGATAAACAGGTTTGTCTGTCACACTCTCAAGCATGGCAACAAAATCAGGGAAACCATTTCGGATTGATGTGAAATCGTGAATTTCAAACCAAGCATCCCACCGGGAGATGTCGATATTTCCAGTGGAGCATGCCCAAATCGTCCAGGACTCATCACCTAACGGCGCAAGATTCCTGGACGATGGGGCGGTGCCAACAATGGCGATCTTCAGTCCGCTCATTGAGTGTTAGACCGATGACAAGGCGACAGAGCCGACATTGCTGCTGACGCAATAGGCCGCTGTTGTAAGGCCTTCCAATACCAGCGTTTCCGCTGCGGCATTGAACGTCGCCGTGTTGTTGGTGCCATCGAAGGTTCCGGACGCCAGAGTAACGGTCTGGGCTGCCGTAGTTGCACCCGTCATGGTGATCACTTTATGAACACCAGCCGCAGGAGCGCCCAAGGTATAGGCCGTTGCAGTGGTGGAGCCCAACGTAGTGGTGCCTGTATTGGAGATGTTGGCTTCCGTGCTGCCCGCCGTAACGCCGCATTTGAGTGTGGTCACGGTCAGAGCATCAACCTCACCGCTTGTGCCCAGCACCAAAGCCTTCGAGGCAGAAGCCACCCCTGCTGTGACACCATCGATAAAGGCAATTTCCGTGGGGCTCAGGCCTTCGATGGCGCCGCCAAGATTGCGAAGCGATGTTTCCAAGGCACGCAAATCACCGCGCCCTGCCTGAGCGGCAAGCTGTTTATAGGTCGTAATTGAAAAAGTCGTCATGGTTCGGTTCCTTCCGAATTGGTGTTGAAACACAAACGGCCCCCCCAAGGAGGCCGCCCGCGTTTAAGTGTTTGGAGTGTGGCTTAACGCCAAGCCGACCAAGCGATAAGCTTGGCGTCGGTGCTGACAGCACTTGCCAGAGTGAAGCCCTTGCTGTTGGACGCCGAGGAGCCCAGATAAGCCGAAAGACCCGTGTCCGAAGCAACTTCGGTGTCAACGTCCACACCCTGATTGGCCGTAGCCGCACCGGTAGCGTCGTTGGTGCCCGAAGAGCCTTCGTAATAGATGCTTTCGCTGGTGAAGGTTCCGGTTTCAGTTTCAGCGCTCAGGATCAACGTGCCTGCGGCATCGCCACCAGCCCAAGTTCCGGTATCGGCCAGAACGGCAACAACCGTAGCCGTTGCGCCCGACGACGCGCCGATGATCTTGTGACCGGCTTTGATTTCGTTGGTGCCGCCAGACGTGAACGCCATGGTTTTAATGGACGGAAAGCCAATGTTGATCGGCGTGCCGTCTGTCAGATTGATGGTTTCGACACGGGAAGGGACAAAACCGACCTCAACATTGATGGCTGCCCCCGTACCGTAAACAAAACCGCTTTTGAATTGCGTATCCATTGTGAACTTTCCTTTGCAAAAAGAAGCGAGGGGCCCGGTTAAGGGCCCCACTCAAGTGCTGTTAGAGCTGGGTGGCGGCACACTCGATGCGGACCATCCAAGCCTCGTTGAGGATTTTGGCGCTAAACCAAGACTTCCAACCGGCATAGCCACGCTGGCCAAGGGGATCGTCCTTGGTCTTCTGTCCAACCGGAATGATTGTCGGTTCAACCGCGCCCATGCCTTTCAAAGGCACACAGCCAAAGGCTTCTTTGGCAAACACGATCAACGGATAGACGTCGGCGCTGGTGCCGGACGTAGACACCATGGTCGTACCTGACCCGGCTTTTGCCGCGCCGCCATCGGCCCACGATGACAGATCTGGTGACAACACGAAACGAACGCGTTCCACCGAACCGACTTCGTATTCACTGATGGTTTTACGGCTGCCGTATTCCGAAACGGGTGTAAAACCGGGAAGGTCGCGAATATCCGGTTCCAAATCCGTGTGACCGACCGCCACATAACCTGGCTCGACGGCTTTGGTGCCGTAGTTTTGAGACGGGTCCAAGGTGCGGGTGATCATCATGCCCTTCTGGGCCATGAGGGTTTTGACGGCCGCACGAACCTTTGCCAGGGTTACGGAGGTGTTGACATCGGTGCGCTGCGTGCCGTTGGTGTATTCAACTGACGTGCCCGCTTTGACCACGCCATAGGTCAAGGCTTCCATGGTACGGCCGATGTTTTCACCCAGCTGAACCGACAGGTCATTCAAAACCGGATCGGTCGTGGTGTCTTCAATGACGTCGGTGATTTCGCCAACTTGGCCGTATTGTTTCAGGGTCGTTGACACGACACTGTAGGTGAATGCGGTCGACGCGGGCGTGACACCTTCAATCAAAGGGGTATCGGCAGCGGTGAACACGTTGGGGCGCCGGAATTCAATCGTGGTGCCCTTGTTCTTGGGCATCGGCTTGGTCAAGGCCAGCTTGTCGAGAACCGTGACCGGTTCGGCATGTTTGAGAATTTGGGTCTCAAAATAAATCACCGTCCCTTTGGACGGCGAAACGTTGGTCGATTTTGTCTGTCCCATGGGACTGGCTCCTTAAGATTAAGAAGCCGCCTTCTTTGCGTCCTGAGCAACGAAATACGCAAACGCCGCTTCCGGGTCTTCGGGAACCCCGGTCGTAACCGGAGGAGCACCCTTGGCGCGAGGAGCGGTGGAGGATTGAAGTTGCAAGGAACGCTTGGCGGCCTGTGTTTTGGCTTTACCGTCCGCATCGTCATTGGCCAGGGCATCGCCTTGGCTTGCGGTTGTGACGGCGAATGAAGTTTGATCCTTAAAGCGCTGAATCATGTCGATGGCCTCAGCCGGGTCGACAATGTTTTGAGCATTCCGGTTAAAGCCGTCCTGCACATAGCGAGGCTGTTGACCGATCCAGGTTGCAAACTCAGTGGATTCCGCGATGGATTCCCACTCAGGATGAGCTTCGGCCAAGCGGTTCAGGTTATCCTGATACGTCTTGGTGATGACTTGCTGGTCGATCTGGCCTTGCTTGGTGTCAACGGTTGAGACCTTTTGCTTCAGCGTCTTGATTTGGTCCACTTGTGAATTGAGAACGGCTTTGATGGGGCCTGCGATTTCCGGGTACTCAGATTCAAACACTTGCCAATCTTGGCTGTCGTAGACCTGAGCCGCCTCTTCCGTGGCCTCTTTCTTGCTGGCTGCGTCCCCAGTCTGGGCGGCGTCCAGTTGTGCTTGCAGTTCATTGAGCTTGCGTTGCAGAGCTGATTCCCGACCGACCGTTGATTTGACGGCATGGTCAAGCTTTTCGGCACGCTTGCGTTCGTCCTCATAGGCGGAACGCAGTGGTTCAGGTGCATCGGCCCAGATATCTTTGGATTGATTTGTTTCGGGTGCCGTTTCTTCTTTGATCTCCGGCGTTACCGGGTCTTCGTCCCTGACCGTGCTGAGATCATCCCCATCGGGCGTATCGCCATTATCGATGGCGACGAAGTCATTAAACATTTGCTGTTCTTCCGCGTCCGTATCAACGGCGGCGGCAGAGGTTTCAATGTCGGTGGTTTCAGGGGTGGTGTCGACGGTCATAGTTTATCTCCTGGCGTCCCTATCGGGCGGCCACTGGGGGTTAATATCCGGGTCCCGATGACGGGATTTCCGGCTTGTCTTTGGTTTGTGATAAAAGGTTTTTCAGGGTTGAAATCTTGCCCCGCAGCGCTTCCGTGGCGATGGGGTCCGTACCTTGGGCCTCAACTTGAAGGCGCGCGGATTGCAGCTCTTTCTCAGCCCACTCTTTGACGTGCGCCCAAGTTTGAGACGTCGGATCAATCATGGCTTATATACCCTGGCCAAAGCGGCTCTTTACACCCACTTCGGCGGCAAACATGCGCTCTTTCGAGGTGGTTGCCATGGATGCCAGCTCAAGCTTGGTCTTCAGGTCTTCAAGGGACATATTCATCTTGTCCGCATGGATTATCAGGGCCGTTTCTTGCTCGACCTTGGAAATCTGCATGCGGCCTTCGATTTCCATCTGTTTGACCATCATTTCTGGCGGCTGTTGCGGTTCCGCATCTGCTTCCTGTGCAATCTTCTCTTTCAGTTCTTCATCGGTGATGATGACTTCATCAGCTGGGATCATCATGGATTGGACCAACTTCCGCAGGATGGGTGCTGCCTTCAACAGCGGGCCAATGGCCGGGTGTGCGGTCATGTTGGCCAGGGCCATAAGGTTCTGTGATTGAACCTCACGCACCAGCAATACACTGGTCCCACGGGCATCAACCTCAAAGTCGCCCTTAATGTATTCCTTATCGGAAAACTGCATGTTCCAGTCGTACATACGCCGGATGTTGGGCACCGTGATGTCATCGTCAAAGTTCTTGACCATGCGGCGGAAAACGACATTTACAGCATTCATCAGCATGGCCATACCGCCCGATGTCTGGGTCGTATGTGCGCCCTGCTCACCTTGGGAAATGACGGAAATGTTGGTGGACGAATCAATTGCCTCGGCGGCCAACTTGATGATGGCCATCAACTCGCCTTGATGGCTGTCGATGTTGTGAATATGAAAACCAAGTTTCCCGGCCGGAGCATCTTGCTTACGCAGCCATACCTTACCGGACGTCAGGGTGTAGTTATCATCAGCCGGTTCAATGACGCTGGTATCAACCTCAATCTGCGGACGAGCACACAGCCCCGCATTGTCCATCATCATGCGCCATGCTCCGGCGCTGGCTTTCTGCGGGTCACGCATGACAGCGGGGATGCCAAAGCCCCAAATGGAACTTTCATCCTTTTCCAGATTGAAGATGGAATAGATACCCTCTCCTGAATCCAGGTGATGAATGCCAAACTTGAGCACTTCGCCTTCACAGAACCAGAGCACCACGTTCATTTCTTGTAGTGGATCGGCTTCGATGGTTTCAAGAACGTCTTCTTTGCCCAGGCAGCGGCATACGTCTTTCATGTCTTCTTCGCTAAGCGGCCCGCGATATTCCCAGACTTGATAGCGCCCATCCATAGGGGCGTTGCTTTCGCCTGAAATATTGCGCAACTCGGCAAGATAGTTCGGCTGCGGTCGTGTTTGCTTGTCCGTCAGAATGCGCCGGATGGCGTCCTTATCAAAACCGGGTTGCTTGGCAAGACCGCGCATCTCCTTTGTGGTGAAGAGATGACGTTCGAAATTGCTTTCGGATTCCTCAATGCGGCGTGCGTCGGACTCCGGAAAAAAGCTCCACGGATCAACCCAGACGATGGCTGGGCGGCTGTCTTCGACAAAACCGAGCTGATAGCCGCTGTCGTCATCGTCCGCGGGCTTGGCCCATGAACGACGGGTGCGGTCTTCCGCAGCAATGGGGCCCTTCAAAATTCCGGTGCCGATCTTACAGGCGTCGCGGATGGCATCGCGAGAATGAATGGCATAGCCACATTCGGTTAATTGATCTTCAATTTCCAACTGCATGGCTTCGGCGCGTTTCCGAGCCTCATCCATCTCAGCTTTCAATTGCTGAGCATTGCCGTAATGGGCGGCTGCCTGTTCGGCCTGTTCCTTGGCCGCTTCGCCATCGCCAGCCTCTTGTCTTTCATTGGCACCTTGTAAGGCCTGTTCCCCGGCCTCAAGTGAAGACTGTGCTTGTTTGGTCAGTTCCGGGACGGGTGTTGCCCTAATACCCCAGTTCCGATCATCGGTGGGGTATAGCATATCCGACAGCCGCGCTTCGCATGCATTGGTCTTGGGCCGGGTCTCATTGATAAACAGCGTGGACTTTTCAGCTCTTTCAAGTTTGGCCTTGATGTCAGGCTCATATTCACCTTGGAACTGGCGCAGGTCCATCAACCAGCGCTTTTCAACGTTTTGACGCTTGGCCACGCGGTCGCTGGCTTCTGTTTCCAGCCGTCCAATGATGGCGCCAAGAGCCTCTTTCAGCCGAACCTTTTCATTCTCTTGGGCCTGTTGGTCCAGGTGTTGTTCCATTACCAAGAACTCGGTGCCCGGAAGGTCAAGACCAAGCCAAGATCAGTGGTGGCGGCAAAGGTCGGCGTAGCCCGTGAAAGGATCGCGGCGTATAGGTTCAAAGTCGTTTGCGTGGGGTCGAGCTTAAAGCTTAGGTCCAGGTTGACGGCCCGACTGATTGAATTGTCGGCAAAGACATGATGGGTCGTGACCGGCACAACCCCGATGATCTTGGTGATGTCCGCATCGGCGATATCTTGCGCCACGTTGTTGGTGAAGGTCGTTGCCGATGGGTTGGAACCGAACAACAAGATATCCAGATTTGCCGATTGAATGGCAAGGTCGGTGACCAAGATATGATCTAGGATGACCGCGCCTTTGGTGTTTTTGAAGGCCGAAAGATCGATGGTCTGAAGACCGCCAATGTTATCGCCAGAGGCATAGATGTTGGTATCGACTGTCGGAGACAGAGCGAATGAATAAACTGCGTCCATGATGCGCAAATCCTTTTTAGTAACCGACTGAGGCATCCCCGGAAGCGCCGGAAGTAAAGCCATGAGTCTTTGGTATTTCGACGGCCATCCGAGCAAGACCGGATGTTTTTTGGCCTTTGGCGTTAACGGCAGGTGTCACCAGATACCGGGTGGCATCCATAAGGTGATCAAATTTTTTGACGATTTTTCCGTCTTCATCGCGGTGGTATTGGCGATATTCGTCACACCAGTTCAATAAACTGCTGAACACCTTGAGGCGCCCCGTTGAAAGCCGTTCCCATACGTTGTAAATACCCGCTTCAACCGCGTTGTTGGCTGGCTCCAGATTGAGATCCAGCGCGCGATATGTCGCGATAAGCTGTTCCCCATCATCTTGAGATCGGCCATTTGCCGCAGGATCAATCACGCCCGGTATCCATTCGCCCCGCGCTTTGATGGCAGTGGCGTGAATGCTTGGCTCGGCCTGTCCTCGATAATGTTCGGTGTAGAGGTAGATAACATCCGCCTCACGGTCCCACGCACCCCATACGGCGGCGGTTCTGTTCCAGCCCACGTCCAGCGCGTAACAGCGTGCCCAGTGGGGCGGGATTATGATTGGATCAATGACAAATTCACTTTCCGCAACGGGATAAATTGCCCCCGCGCCAAGTGTTGGGATGCCTTTTTCTCGCGCATCTCGTTCATGCGGGGAAAAAGTTGCAATGATTGTCTTTCGTTCTTCGTCGGTATAATGGTCGACATCGTGAATTGTCATGCGCGTGACGTGCCGGCTCATTTCATTGCCCTCATATCAACGTCACTGAGAAACATCCGAACAACGTCAGACATGCCCTGAAGTGGCGTGAATGTCACAATTGTGAAGATGCCTGCTTGTCCGCGCTGCGTTCTGGTACGACCTTCTGAGTAGATGTCCATGGGCGGTTCTTCATCAAACCAAACCCCGTCGATTGTTGGGCCTTGCCACTTTTTGCGACCCTTCTCATAGGATTTAAAAAACAGAACGGACTCGCCAGATTGTATGTCCCCACCACCGCCATGCCTGACGGTAATGCTATCTAGCAAATCGGCGACACCCCTTGCCCTCGTGGTATCAATAATGGCATCGCCAGGGATTGCGCCTGTTCCCCAAGCATCTTCTCGCTCTGGCGGTCCAACCAGAATGTTTTGTGGGTTGTCTCGGGTACTTTCTCCAGATTCACCGGATGCCCAAAACTTCACTGGCTTCTTGAATTCCATCCCTTTCCACCAGTCTGGATAGCGACCGGTTAGATGGATGGCCCATTCATTTCCACCAGACAGGGTTTTTCCCAATTGGTTTCCAGCCATGAACAAGCGCTCGTTATGCTCAGCTCCGGCGTTATGGAATTCGATTTGTTTAGTGTAAGGACGGTACGCGGCCAGTTTGTTTCTGTCCGTCCTTCGTTTTAACTCCGTGATCAGTGCCGCCCGTTCCTCCAAGCACGTCCGTAAGCGCGTTATCGAGGTCTCTGATGCGCTGAATAAGCTGCTCATCCGTCATATCCTCTAGGGGGTTGAGATTGACGTTTAGCTCCTTGGGCAGAATGGCTACACAAGCCTTTACATAGGCGACGGGGGAGCCCGTCCTGACCTTTTCAATTGTTGTTATGCCGTGCTTATCAAAGTCATCCGCTAGTGCTTTTAGAAAAGCCTCCCCAAGCCTATTACGGCTTCCTTTAGGGCGGCCTTTGTTTCCGGGCTTGAACTGATGCTCTACAGGAGGTTTGCCAGGGCCAACGTCAGCCCGTTTTCCTCCCGTATTATCGGGTAATGGCGTTTTTGATTTTGATGGTGCCCGAGAGCTTCTCTTCTCAGGCGTTGTCCTCTTCGCCATGGTCTTCCTCCGGGCGGCTTCGAGAAGCGTCCCTCTGGACCCGGTGCTGCTCAGCCCTCTGGCGGTTCAGTCCGGTGTTATGTGGGGGTGTGGGCGGAGCGGTTTTGGGCCAGCTCCGCCCGGTGACGACGCGTAACCCCCGTCAGCGTCTTCACGGGTGTGTCTGTCGCGTGGGGGGCGCGGGTTAATGGATGTTTGCTTCGTAGTCTTCGCGACGGTCCAGGCTGTTGTGCGTCACGACACCGTCTTCGTCCTGTGGTCGACACCAGCAATCGATGCTTTCCTCATGCTCTTTGAGGTCGCCAACAGGAAGGACGTGAACACGCTCAACCATTACTTAGGCCATTCCCAGTAACGGTACGGGTTTGATGTGTCGTCAGGCGTATCTCGCAAATTCACCGACGTTTCGTCCGCGACGGGCGAACAATCAAAAAACACCTTCAGGTTCACGCAACCATCACTCCACACCGCTGTAACGATGGCTGGGTGATCGCGGTGACCATTCGATTTTTTAACCGGGTTGCCCTCGTGGTCCTTGGTGGGTTGAAAATAGACCACGGTATCACCGATCCTCGGCTTTCTAGGCCTCACCTCTTGCTCAATGACGTTCTGGCTCCACCTATTTCCGGAAGCGCCAAGCGGCCTGTGATGCACCTTCACCATTTCATAGGAGACAATGGCCGCCAAAATGCGTTGCCATGTCTCTTCGGTGAGCATGCCGTCCGGAAGGTCATTGCCGCGGTGATGATCTTCTCCTGCCCGCGGAATACGGCTGGATGCTTCACAGCCCAAATACCCGCTGATATCACCATCCTCATTGGTGTGTTGGCTCACCCTCAGGTGATACCAATTATTTGCGGTGTAGATGCGGATCGCTAACTCTTCGTGGGCAACGCCACCAATAGAGCCTTGCCCGCTCTGCTCCACAACTTCAACGCTGTCACAAATGTCGGTGGTTTTGTAATTCAGGTCGCGTGCGACCCATGCCTTAAATTCTTCGATGGTAGCCATAACGGCCTCCTTTGCTTGGAACAAGTGCCGACGCCATAACGGCTGACACAAAAAACCCGCCGCGGGGGTCCGGGCGGGCTCTAGGCGCAATTTCTAAGATGCGTAATAATGTCAGTTGACGGCCCCCGCGTCAATAATTTGTTCCCGTTTTGTTTTAATGGGGCAGATGTGGTGGTTAAGCTTCCAGATTATCTGTCGACAATTGCCTTTTGTAGCACTGCAAAGTCAGACTTCAACTCCGCGTTGACGGCCCGCAGCCGCTCGATCTCATGGGCCAGAGTATCAAATTCTTCCCAGTCGATGTCTGGTCCACGGCGGTACAGATTCCCCACTCTGCGACGGTTTTGGTCTTCCAGAACTTCATCAGCGGTGCTCATCACTCCCCCTTCGCCGCGTCGAGCATGGTAGGCTGTGCCGGTTTCCAGTGCTTTTTTACCATAGTGGCATCAACCATTCCTGCCGGGTTAATGCTCCTGTCTATCTCATTAATCATGTTTGAAAGCAGATACCCCTCGTCTTTCGATAACCCATCGCCATTCCAATAGGCAACTAGCATTCTGTATGCGTGTTCTCGCACGACCATCCCGCCCGGAAGCCTGTCGCCGGGGCGGATGGTGGATAGGGCGGCCAAAGCGTATGCTCGATCAAGATCACGAGGCGGCGCGCATTTCCACGCCTCATCATCTATAGCCTTAGCCACGCGCTCGACCAGTTCGTTTTCGTCGGTCATTTCTCAATCTCCTGTGCCTTGGCGCGAAGGATGGCGGCTACCCAGGCGGCTGACGTAGTGCTGGCTGATGCCCATTCAGGAGCAGCCTCCAAGGGGTTGCCAACTGCCACGCTATTATTGTGGATTAAAAACTCCCACCCCGACAGCACCGCGTCGTGCAGGGCCTTGGCTGCGTTTAAGGAACCGGATAATGCCGAAACAACTCCCGGATCAAGCTCATCGTCACACAGCAAGGCGGTTCCGATAGCTTTCTCAAGTTCGTAACTTGTCTCACCGTCCTCAACCATATCCGCCAGCTTAAACAGTTCATCCTTTGTCATTTCTCGCCCCTTTCGCGTTTTCCGTCTTCGGTCGTTTATCGTCCATCACCCACCAAATCTTCCAAAATGCACTTGAACTTGCACTCAACGATGAAATTCATAATCCATTTAAAGCTGCGCACATGATCGTTTGCATCTTCCACATAATCAAACCCGCCCAAATACTGAAAATCAGGCACATCCTGTGGATAATCATCAACTCTCCGCCTGACCCACATGACCTATCACTCCCCCACTCTCGGCACCTTGCCCTCATGTTCCGCCCTTGCCAGCTTGACGGCAAAGTCGCGGATGGTGTTGATCAGCGGTTCAGCGAACAATCCCTTGCGCACATGGAATTTTGCTTCGAAGTATCCAAGGGTGCGACCTTCCTCGACAACGCTGATTACCAATTCAAACGGGGATATCGACAAATGCCGCCCTTTTCCAACAGGGACTCCGTTGTATTGGTGCGCCTCCACCCAGGGTCGGTAAACATGGGACAGCATCAGATCCTGACGCTTGCTCAGCCGCTCAACCGGATGGGTGAACGTCTTGGTGCTGGTGTCGACCCGCTCGCCGATCTGCCCGCCGCTGCCCGTCAAACCTGACGAGAGCTTCTGGCGCAATTCCAACAGCTCCTGAATCGTCCTCTCATCGTCCTTGGTCAACGTTCCGGCCTGAACCAACACGACAACCGGGTCTTTGCCTATCTTCTCCGCCGTCTGGCGGGTCGGTCCGTCCGGCTTTTGCGAGCGATCCACCATGTTGCGTTCAAACCGCTCAATTTCCTCCTGAGTGGCCGCGCACAACGCATCGCATAAGCCCTGAAAATCAGCATCATCCGACAGCGCGGCACGTTCGATGGCGATCTTGAACTGTCGCAGCCGCGTCGCGAACCCATCCGGATTGTTCAACCCGGCGCGACACAGTTTCTGAAATGCGGTCACTTCACCCATGCTCATTTCCTTCCTTTTCAACGAAACGAAACCCAACGTTCCGGATGGTTTCGATGCCTAGGCGCGTGTTGGCCAGCAGCTTGCGCAGCGTCACCATGCGAACATCGATACTGCGATCACATGGACCGCCGTTCGGGTCTGCTCCATACAGGCAGTCCATGATGAACTCTCGTCGGGCCACCCGTGGCCAAACGTCCATCAGGACGGCCACGATCTGCCCATCCATGGGGCGCAGCTTGAAAATTTCCCCATCGACGTGCAATTCATGGGCGCCGTCGTCTATCCAAAACCAAGGTTCAGCCTTGATGTGGCCACAGGCGGGGCATGGCGTTGGTTTTTGCATATACCTACCCCTCCGCCCGGGTCATCGACGCCGGGGTTTCCCCGGACCATCCGTGAAGCGCCGGTATCATTCCGGTGCCCATGATGATGTATTCGAACGTGTCCGGACCCAGTCGACGCTGAAACAGAGCCACCTTGCCAAGTTTGCACTGGTGAACGGCCACCGCGGCCTTACGGTCGATTTCACGAATTTTGTGCCGACCTTCGCCGCGGTCACGGGCAAGATTGCCAACGTGGTAGACCCGCACATCACCGGCCACGACACGATAGACATCTTTGGTCTTGATCACGGTGTCGAAATCAATCATTTGCGGACCTTCAACGCGGACCCGGCAATGTGGGTGCGTCCTTCATGGTGCTCGCAGTAACTTTTCCCCGGTTGCCGGGGCAGCCCGCAATACAGATCGTCAATGCTCAGACCGTCCGGGCGCTGCTTGGGATCGCCCTGGATAAACCGGCACCCATTTTCAACCCGCAGGTGGCTGTGGTCTTCCTGATCGAACTGCTTTTTGGTCGTTTTCAGCAGGTCGCGCTTAACCTTGCGCTTTTTCGCCAGTTTTGTGCGGGCTGTCATTTTTCCGGGGGCCTTTTTCACGACTGGGTTTTTTTCCGTTCGACACAGCCCCATGCGGTTCGCCGTTCCGATGACCGCATTCTTCCCGACGCCAAGGACTTCGCCGATCATGCGGGCAGACAGGCCGCTGGTCGTGTACAGCCGCTCAAGCTCGGCCTTCATCTCCGGTGTCCATGTGGTTTTGGTGATCGCGTTCATTGCTCAGATCCTTTCACGGCCTTTGGTCCATAGCCGAATTCAGCCAAAATATCCGGTGGGCATTCGCAGTTCCGATCGGTTGGGATGGCGCCATAACGATCCATCCAGAACCCCTCATTTTGCAGAAAGGCCTTGATGCGCAGCCGCCATGTGTTGCTTTCGTTGTCCTGGTGAACACCGCCTTGGTCGCGGGCCTGATAGCCTCCGCCTCCTTCCGGCATGGGTCGCTTTTCCGCTTTGATGGCCGCAGCAATCGCGGAATCCAGGTAGTGCATCACGGTCGGGGGGAAGCTGTTTCCGCGGGACTTGAACTTTTCCAGTTCGCAAAGCGCAACTTCACGGACCAGTTCCGGACTTGCCCCCGCCTCGATCCAGCGCCGCGCCGTCGCTCCAGCCTGATTGTCGGCCCCGGCCATGCCAGGGCGCGAAGCCAGATAGGCCGTACCGAACACCTCTTTTCGCGCTTCTAGGTACGTTTTCACCATCAGGTCTGATGGCGTTTCGCCACGCGGTTCAACAGGTTCATGCTGATCGGCCAGCGGGGGCTTGCGCCTCAAAAATTCAGGGATGTACAGCAGGTCATCTTCGGCATTGTCCGGAACAACACCACCAACAGGCGGTTTATCGTTTTGCTCAGCGCCAGAGATTGCACAAGGTTGTTGTTGTTTATCTTCTATATGGCTTCTGGCATCTGGTATCTGGTCCGCGTGCGTATGCTTGCCAAGAATGGAAAGCCCTTTTTCTTCTATGTCGTTGTTTTCTTTAGAGACAGTTTTGTTTTCGTCGTTTTCTTTTTCATTTTTATCTGACTTTTTCTTGGTTTTTTCTCCACCTTTCACGCCGTTTTCGCTCAGTTTTTCGGCTTCTTTTTCATTCAAAGGCAATTCTCGGTCAGCCCGTCCGTTGCTCAAGTGGCCTTCATTTTCGTAAATTTTACCCATGCCGATCAGGTCATCGCGGATCTGTTTCCATTTGCGCGTGGAACATCCGCATTGTCTGGCAATCTCTTGGGGGCTATCTGGTATAGGACCACCACGTACATAAATGAGGTCGAGTATCATTGAATAAGCGCCCTTTTGCTCCAATGACATGAGCGCCGTTCCCGCAATGAAATCACCCGGATATCGTTTGTACCAAGGACGCGCCATTACGATCTGTCCTCTTCGTGTATTTCAAGGTTGGCGAAACGCTGATAGCCAGGGTGGAAGGCCAGTGTGACCTTTCCCGTCCTGCCTTTGCGGTTCTTTTCGATCAGGGCGTCCGCTATGCCCTTGGCGGCTTTCATTTGGTCCTGCCATTGATCCATACGCAGCGCGAACTTTGATGCATCCTCGTCTTGACGCTGGCGAGGCTCCTTGCGTTCCAAGTAGTATTCGGGTCGATAGATGAACATCACCACATCTGCATCCTGCTCAATCGAGCCACTGTCTCTCAGATCGGCCATCCTGGGCACGGGCGGATCGCGTTGCTCCACAGCCCGCGACAACTGCGAAAGAAGGATCACCGGAACCTGCAACTCCTTGGCCATGTTTTTGAGCGCCTTGGTCATGGCCGAAACTTCGTTGACGCGCCCATCTGATTTGCCGTGGGGCGCATCGATCAATTGCAAGTAGTCGACCACGATGGCACCAATGCCCCACTTGCGTTTCATGCGCAGGGCGTGGGCTTTCATCCGCGCCACGGTCATGCCGCCTCGGTCATCGACAAACAACGGCACATTGATCAGGTTTTGACCGGCCTCCACAACATCTGAAAACTGGCGGTCATCGTAATATTTACCCGTCTCCATAAAATCGGCCGGAACGTTTGACGTGGACGCAAACAAGCGCTCATAAAGCTGCTCTGCCGACATCTCCAAGCTAAAGAACAGAACCGGGGCGCCCTCTTCCCCCCCGCTGCGTTGATGGGCCTGGGCACAGTTGTAGGCAATGGTGGTGGCCAGCACGGTTTTGCCCATAGACGGACGTCCGGCAATGATGATCAGGTCCGTATCGCGCAGGCCCCGAAGAACCCTGTCGAGCTGCACCAACCCGGTTGAATGGCCCAACAGGCGTCCCGGGTGCTTCTTGCGGTCTTCAATGTCCTTGAGAACATCCATGATCACTTCGCCGCGGCCGCGCATCTGTTGGCTGACACTATCGCCCGCCAAGTCAGACAATTCGCTTTCCGCATTTTCAATGTGGCCATCGATCGGCACGTCATCGTTTTGATCATAGGCACAATTCACGATGTTCTGACCGATATGGATCAACTCACGGCGCTTGTGCAGGTCATAGATGATGCGCGCATATTCACCGGCGTTTACCAACGTCACCACGCTGCACGCCAGTTCCACCAGATACGTCTTGGTTATGAGCCCGTTTTCATCAGAGATTGTCCCCGCCAGCGTCACGGGGTCGACCATGCGCCCGGCACCGATCGCCTCTTTCATCACATCGAACAGTTTGCCATGCTCCGGGACGGCGAAGTGTTCACCCCGCAACGCATCGCTGATCCGCTCAATGATTTTATTGTCGGTCATCAAGGCGCCAAGAAGCGCCTTCTCGGATTCGATGCTATGGGGAAGCTGTCGATAAGATGGCTCACTGTTTCCATATTCAGGGCCTTCCGGAAGCATGTCGTTATCGTGGGTGAAATCATTCATGATGCACCCCCACACTGGCGAGAATGCGTTTGCACGCCGCATCGGTCTGACGATTTAGGGACCTGTATATACGCACCATGTCGACATAGACATTAGGGGTGGGCGCCCCGCCATTGATCATGCGCTTAAACTTTTGAACCGGGATTTTGCCCTTGGCTTTGTTGCAAAAGGCACACGCCGCAGCGATGTTCTTTGCGTCCGTACCTCCCAGAGCCTTGGGTTTGACATGATCTGCAGTGACGTCATCGCGTTTGATCTTGGATAGGCAATAGGCGCATTTGCAGTCTTGACGGGCCCACGCCTTATCGCGGGCAATTTTCATCCAAGAATAATTTTTATGTCCGCCCTTCATGATGCACCCCCGTCCAGTCCGGGATACTTCAACATCGGCATGGAAAAGTTCTTCAGAACTACGTTCGCGGCCCGGATCACTTCAATGGTTGTTGTCGGCTGACCATCCAGACGCCAGCCCCCAGCTGTGGCTGTGTCTTCAACGGCGCGGCCCATCAAGATGATCACCGCCCGGTCACTGGGGGTCAGTTTTTCCCCAAGCATGGCCCCGCTCAGCATGGCGTAAATGGCGCTTGTCACCGCCGCCGGAGGCCAGCCGATCTTCTGCATATCCGCTGAAATGGTGTCACCATCCACACCACGCGCCACCATGGAAAACAGATGGTTCTGGGCATGCAGGGTGAAGGCGTCGACGGGTTCGGTCATTCTGCGGCCTCCAGGGGATTGAATTTACCGACTTCATTGCCCCAGGCAGTCCATCCGGTCCGCTCGCATTGGCGCGCAAACACTTCGAGGTACGGGCCATCCCATAACCCTTCGATCAGGCCATACGTGGACTCTGGTTTGCGAGAATGCTCCCTGGCCATAGCTTCAATGTAATTGCGGGTGCTGCGGTTCCTGATGATTGGCTTGCCGCGGGTGCCAACCAAAAACGGCTCCGTCGCAGAACGAAAAATGTAACCGGTCCCAAAAGCTGTTTTGCCGTGCTTTGTCGTTTTGCGCCACGCACCGCCTGACTTGTAGGTAAACCCCCACGCCGCCATCAAATCCAATGCGACATTGATCATCGGCCACGTTGCCCACATGAAGCATACGCAATCTGGGGCACCGATCATGCCAACCGGTATGCGCTTGAGATCATCGACTCCCATACAAGCGTAATGAGATTGCGCGCTTTTTTTCTCGCCCTTCGATGAATACAATTTGAAGGACCACGGAGGGTCTGCGTAAATCACCCCAAAGTTACCAGATGGAAAGGTCATCACTTCCGCCCCAATGCTTCATTGGCGATATCTGCCGGGAAGGTGATATTTGCGCCCTTATCCGCCGCAAACTGTTCCATGCGGTTGAGATATTCAGTCATCTGTTTGGTGTTGAAATCCGTGGTGCTGGTCAGGCGCACAATTTCGCGCCTCAAGGCATCCGCTTGGATCTCCATTCCAGACTTACGCACCTCCTTGACCGCAGCAACCATCTCGGCATATTCCGCGTCGTCGCGGATCAGGATGGGCACGGCGAAGTCGGCCTTGGCGATTTCATGAAATTCGTCCTTGGTGTAGCCAAGATATTCGCCAATCTGGGTATTCCAGAGCCACTGCAACCGCTGTTGCTTGGCAGAGCGGTTTTCCTTGTATGGCTCGATCGTAATCAGGTGTTGAGAAAGCAGGTCCAGCCCCTTGTAGGCCTCCTGCAATCCAAGATAAGCCTTTTGGTGACTCTGGGCGTCGGCACCGCCGATGATGAAGGTCTGCTTGCTCATGGCGCATCCCTCCGCACCACGGTTCCATCAAGCTTCTTTTTCAGGTTCGGGTTGCTCAGCGGACGTGAGGCCCACTTGTGCTTGGATTTATGAGGGGCTTCGTTCTTGCGCTTGATCCGCTTGCTCTTGGCGATTTCATAGAGATCGGCGCCAAGTTTGCTATTCCCGCCAAATGTCTTCAGGGCGTGGCAATGCACATGGCAAGGGCCGATGTTGTCATCATCATCCGTTCCACCACGGCCAAGGGCCAGCTTGTGGTCATATTCGACCTTGTCACCCGCCTCGAACGCCACTTCACAGCGATAGCACTTGCCGTCATGGGCTTGCAGGATGCGCGCTTTGCGCGCCGGGGTCATGGATTTGCGTTTGTCGGTCATGATGCCGGTGCCTCCATAATCTTATGAATGCTGACAACCAGGCGCGGTCGGGGGCTGAATTTTTTCTCAGCGCTCAACTGCACCACTTGGGAGTCATCGCCGAACACAATCTTGTTAAGGCCATCAAGGGCGGCCTTAATGAAGTTGTCCACGTCGGGGCGCGAGGTCGGGTGCTCATGGCCCAATTCAGCGGCCATGGTTTTCTTTTTCGACCAGCTTTTCGGAATAGGCAGATAAACGGTAATAGCTACGTTAAGCGGTCCGTCTATCGGTGCCCCCCCGTTCATGGCTTCTCCGGCTGCCAGTTTGATCAGATTTTCATAGCTTCTGGTTTTCGCTGGCGTGAAAGCACAGGCATGTCCGCCCATATCTGTTCCGATCCTGGGGCGCCCCTTGGCGACGGGCGCGCCGGGTATGGTGATGGTGATCGGCGCGCCCATAACTCAAGCCGCCTCTTCGCCAGCGCCGAAGCCTTGACCCTTGTCCATCACGGAATCATCTTCAACGTCCAACAGGGATGGTTGATTTGGATCAGGTTCGGGAATTTCACCGCCCATATGGGATTCAGCGTCGGCCACAACCAACAGCACACGCCGACCAACATGGTCCATCATCGTATGACGCTGCGCATCGCTGCGCGGCATGGTGATTTTGAATTCCAACGGTTTGGCCACGTCGCCGGGAACTTTACCATCACCCAACGTGGCATATACGACCTTGCGGCCATCGGCAGCAATGATGTTGACGGTTTGGCGCGCTGCGTCTTCAGCCGCAGAATGCGCGGCATCAATCCATCCGCGTTGTTCTTCTTCGGTCATTTGTTCCCACGTCTTATTGAGATGTCGGACGCGGTCGATTAGCCATGTGGCCAAGTTTCCAGAAACCGTATCCGCCGCTTTAATGACGGTATCATCCGAAGGACCGTCTACAGCTTCATCGGAGGTATCATGGGTGTCTGTGGTCATGGGGGTTCTCCAAAAAAGACGCCCCGCCGATCCGGCCTAAGCCGAACCGACGAGGGCGCGAGTTAACAGGGAGGCTTCACGTCTGGGAGACGTGCGGAAACAACCGGGGCCCGGAATGGGAGGGGGGTTGGTGCCCCGGTTGCGTCCTGGTCTTCGGCACTATGAGCAATGCCGAAGAGGGTGATGCCGTTACGGCAAATTTCTGGGGTGTTACGCATGTTCTTCCCCCTGCCCTTCAAGGGCGTGTTCCAACATGGCCAGTTGGTGCTTGAGCTGGGGCAGCACGCTTGTCAGGCTTTCAATAGAAAGGCTCTGGGCGGCATGGGCGCTGTCGCTTTCGACCATGGTCAAGCCCATAGGCGCGAACAGTTCCGTCGCAAACTCAGGACCGAAGAACGCGATCAAGCGAAACAGGTTTTGTGAACTCGGCGCCGCACCGCCCATGTAGTTCTGAATGGTCTTGGTATCGACGTTGATCAAAGAAGCCAACGCATCGACCGCATAGTCCCGGCGAAGCCCAACACGGGACGCCAGGGCCCGCTTCACAATGCTTCCAACGGTTTCCGTGGTGATGTCCGGGGCGCGGAGAAAATGATTACCGCTTTTCCCTGTGGGATGAGCCAGTGCGCCGTGAACACTATAGGAAGACACAAGCTGAAGCTCTTCAAGTTCAGCAAAGCGCTTGATCACTTCAATCAGTTCACGAAGTTTGTTTGCACGGTTCATTAAAGGACACCCCCATCATGACCGCCACACAACACAGCAACGTTGTCCCGCTGTTTGGACAAAACCCCAACCTCAACCACATCGATCTGCTCAATCTGGCCCGCGCCAACGTGCTCTATGCCGCCGCCGATCTGTGCCGCGCCGCGCTGGACGCCAAAGACCGCCACGCTGTCACGCTGGCGCAATCCATCATTTTGCAGATCAGGACATTTGGCGAGGAAGGCGGTCATGCTGCGGATTCCCCTTCCTGCTCTTGAGGGGCATCAAAGAAGTCGTCTGGGCAAAGGGCGATATCTTCGTCTTGAGCTTTTCTTAAGAGCGTCTGCTGATGTTCCGCAGGGATCAGCCCACCGGTGCCGCCACGACTCTTCGGATAGGTCATCCGATAAACTCTGGAAATGCTGAGGCCAAGCCATTCAGCTACGGTTTTATAACCACCGCATTTTGTAATAACTCGACTGGCAACAAGGGATGTCTGCATGCTTAAAACTCCTCTCCTGTAATATTGCTAATTTCGCAACTAATTTGTCAACACAAAAGTTGCGCTATTAGCAAAAGACGGAAAATGAGAATCTTGCGATAATGGAAATATGAAAAATCACTGGATACAAACACGCATCAGGCAACTTAAGGATGGTGGCATCAAAAAGAACCAAGCTGGCCTTGCTAGAGCCCTTGGCGATGACACCACGGTTGTCACCAAAATCATTGGAGGCAGACAGATCCAGCCGGATGAATTCAGTGTGATTGCTGAATATCTAGAGTTATCAATTTCTGATGTTGTTGCTTTGGCATCCGGTCAAATTCTGCCAGAAAAATTTAACACCCACGATCATTCAACAGAAAAAAAACAAAATAATGCTACAAATCGGGCACAACCTCTAGGTATAACCACACCCGTATATGCACCGAGAAAGATACCAATACGAAGTATCGCTTCGGCAAACGCATCGGAGGGTGAAATTATGATCGTAGAAGATGCTGTTGATGAAGTTCCTTGCCCACCGGGCTTGCACGGTGTTAGGGACCTATATGCAATTGAAGTATCAGGTGATTGTATCAATGATATTTGGAAGCACGGAGATCCTGTCTTTGCTTCACCAAACATAGCCCCTAGGAAAGACGACGTTGTTGTTTTTACTTTAAAAAATGGAAAAGGCCAGCAAGAGGCTTACGTTAAAATTTTGGTTCATTACGACGATAAGGATCTTGTTGTCAGGCAAACCAATCCAGCAAAGGAAATGGTCTATTCCTCAAAGGATATCTATGAGGTGCATAGGGTTTATTCATACCGTGAGTGCATTAAAGGCTGATCCAGCCCCCCACTTCGGTGGGGGGATAGCCTCCCCTCCTAATCAAAAGCAATCAATCAATTTTCAGAACGCTTCACAAGCAAGTTGGCCTGGGCATTTGATAAATATTTTTTGTGCTCATCAAGTTGCCATTTCATAAGATCCACGATTTCTCGCTCTATACGCAATTCCTCTTTGATGTCGTGTGCGGCCATCAATCGCGCCTCACCAGGCTCAACACCCTCCGCAATATAATCAAAATAGGCGGCTCGGACTTTATTTACCCTACTATCGACCAAGATTCTGAGTGAAATGGCGCTAGATTTATAATTTGCCTCAGTGATTTTTACACCTTCCTGGGCCTCCTTCACCTGATCCTCCCAATACCCAACGGGATCGATGGCTTCTTTTACCCGCTCTACATTAAATTTCGCGATGGCGGCAATCAACACCAGCGCCAACACAACTAAAAATTTATGTCTCATAACCCCCTCATATAATTACGAGTTTTCCCGTAAAAAAAGGGTAGCGATTATCTAAATTCAAAAATATTGCTATTTTAGCAAATTTATTATTGACAATTAATTGCTATAATCGCAAACTCTCCTCTATCAACCGATGGAGGCAGTTCAACGTGCACATCACCACCCAAGCGCAACACGACAAGGCCGTTATTGAGCAGGCCAAGGCGGATTATGCAAAGAACCCGTCCGCTGGACCGATGGTCAATCCCTTCGTGAATATTTTCGAAGGATGGGATTGGCGCCGCAAGGCTGGTTTCTATGAAGCCACCATGCACGAAACATTGATCGACGCCGCCATTGATGCGCTTGAACCACATTACCGCTGCACCGTGATGTTTGACCTTGCTGCGGGGACGGTCACCCCGATGGACCTGTCCAGGTACGGCGACCAGATTGACCAAGAGCGCAAGACGGAAGTCGCTGCTGATCGTCGATACAACGACGAAGCCACCTCCATCTACCGTCAGAGAGCGTGAGGTAGCCATGTCCCACCGCATTCACCAAAGCCTAAGTCGTGTGTTGCGATTCCCCCTCGCCGTGCCGGTTGGCCGCAATGTCGGGCCGCAATTTAACGATAGCGTTGATCCGGCACTGCCAAGCGATCCCTACGAGATTGAAGCCTTGTACTCCAAGGCCGTGGTCCACTTGCGCCAGTTGGTTGAGCGGGATGGCACGGCCCCCGACGCCGCGCTTAAGACCGTGATCGCCGAAAACCTGCTGGGCCTTGCCCAAATCAACCAACTCGAAACCCAGGCCCGCGCGCGCTACGCCGCTCAGGCTATAGCCGCAGAGTGAGGACAAGCCCATGGGAACCCCTCGCCACCACCAGCACATAGATCAATCCTTCTCTCTGTCGGATCACCTTAACGACTGCCTGAACTGTCGTGGGCTTGTGCTCGGTATGTGCTGCATCTCTCTGCTCGGAGCACTCGGCACCTTTGCGATCCTGTTTTATGCGGGAGCGCTGTCGCTATGAAACGCATTTCCTTCAAATGGCTGAAAGACCTTCTGAGCGGCCTGTACAAGCCGAGCGCAAATATCGGCCCCTGTCACTGCCCGCGCTGCACGGAATCCCCTGACGTCTTCGAACAGCGTCTGAGCGCCATGAGAAAGGCAGGTCTGTGATGGCACATGAACTCACCGTTGACCCGGCCCTGTACGCCAGATGCGTTCGGGAATGCCTGGAAGCCTTCTCGATGGGTCGCAAGGATGAGGCAAGCGTGCTCGCCATGACCGCGGGCGTTGATGCCGGCGTCCTTGGCCTGGACCTGTCCGAGTGCCCCTTCGCTCAACCGGATTGCAGCGTCAAGAACCTCGAACTGCAATGGAAATGGGGCCACTCCGCAGCCAGAACCGTCAACGACAACCGCGAGCAAGGGAGGCTTTTGTGATCCCTCCTCGTAACGAAATCACCCCCGGTAGCGTGGCCTATGTACGTTGCCTTACCAACAAAGATAGGAACCCTCAAATGAACTACAGCACAGCAATTTTTCTGATCAACAAGGACGTTCGCGCAATCGCCGTGACGTATGAAAAAATTGATCTGAACAAAGACACCACGCAAATGAAGTATCAACCGGCATACCTGTCGGGCGGAAAGCTGCCGGTCGGCGCAGTGGTCTTCAAAACGATGGACCAGGACATTGACGTCAATGATTACGTCATCGTTCCGACCGACACCCGCCACGGCATGACGGTCTGCAAAGTCGTCGCAACCGACATCGAAGTCGATTTTGAAAGTGATCAAGAATGCCACTGGATTGTCGGCACCGTGAACACGCACGGGTTTGAACAAATTCGCCAGCAAGAAGAAAAGGCGATCCTCGCCATCAAGGCCGGTGAAGTGAAAAACAAGCAAGACAAGCTGCGCAACGACATGCTGGCGGCATTGGGTGACCACGCCCTGGACATCCCGATGCAAAACGTCATCGAGCATCACCCTGCCCCTGCTCCCGAACAACCACCCACCCCTGAAACTGAATAAGGAGCCCAATCGTCTGCCTGTCGTCATGGATTACGCCCTTGTGCTTAATCAAACCCTAGAGGAGGCCATGACGGCCAAGCCTGTTTCGCATTCGCTCAACAGGTAACCAAAACAAGTTTTGGCTACGGGAAAGCCGCAGCACTGACCCGGTGGGGTACGGCCACGGGGCTGATTAAAGCGAAGGGTCGCGCTGCGGTGTTTCCGTCTCATACAAGGATTTTAACGATGGCAAGTTGCCCCAAATGTGGAAAGCCCAAGTTGCGCAAGCACAGATGTCCCCGGTGCGGACCTGTGGCGACCACCAGTACGGAAACGGCCACGACTGAAGGCGGTTCATCATGAGCACCCAGCGCGAAATTGCAGAGCGTGAAGGCCGCACCCTCAACAACGATGCCATTGGCTTTTACAAAATGAACCTCGCCAAAAATGCCCCCGACGTCGGTGCCGTGATCTACATCCCGTGCCCGATAGAGATGCATCCGGAATTCTGGAACTACCTTGATCGACCCTGGCGGGTTTGCGCCCAGATCAATGGCCGAGAAGTTGAGGTGTGGCGCATTGGTATTTCTCTGTCGGTTCCGATCAGCCAAGCCGAGTACGAATTTCTCATTGCTGACCGTGCATGGGCCAAGGCCCACGAACCAGAGGCCCCAGAGGCCAACCCGTATCGTGCCGTCGCCAAGACCACCAAAAAGCAGGCTGTTGTGGCCAAGCCACCTCATGTCGACATTCGCACAATCCCAATCGAAAACTTCATGCCGTAGGAGAACCATCATGGACGGACAATCCCCCACCATCGGTCACAACCAGCCCGATGCCTTTGAATCCCTGAAAGACCGCGTTGATGCATTGCTTAAAGCCGGTGACGCATGGAGTGGCATCGAAGCTTTGACTGATGAAGAGCAGGCCACTCGCGCCACCGACCTTGCGGATCGCGTCAAGGCGGAAATCAAGGCCATCGACACCGCTCGGTTGAATGCGACCAAACCGCTGCGTGATAAGACCAAAGAACTCAACGACAACTACAACGGTCTTGTCGGCGCCCTAGAAAAGGTCAAGGGCGTGATTTCCAAGCTTCAGACCAACTATCTGCGTGAGCAAGAGCGCAAGCACCGGGAAGAAATCAAGCGCCAGGAAGAAGAAGCCCTGCGCAAATTGCAGGAAGCCGAAGACTCCCGCCGCGCCGCCGAACAATCGGCCAACGCCGTCACCGCGTCGATCGACGCCGAACAGGCCCAGAAAGACGCCGACGACGCCGTCAAGGCCGCCAACAAGCTCAGCAAGAGCACCGTTGGCACCAAGGGCAACTATGGTGCCCGCGCCACGGCGCTGCGCACGGTCTGGCACGCCGAAATCACCGACTACGACAAGGCATTTGATCACTTCCGCGATCACCACCAGGTGCGCGACTTGATCCAGTCTTTGGCCGATCAAGCCGCACGTTCGGCGGAAAAGAAGCCGATCCCCGGCGTTGCCTTCAAGTCTGAACAGAAGGCTGCGTAAGCCAAAGAGGCCGATATGGACGATATTGAACGAGTAGCAAGAGGCATGGCAGCAAAGAAGATGGGACTTATTAAAGACCATGACGGAATGCGCTTGCCTGACGATCTATGGCAACAAGCAATTCCAGCGGCCCAAGATTTTCTTGACCAGCTTGCGCATGAGATTGCCATGAACGAGCGCCGCCAACATGAAGAACGAGCAATGGCGGAACATTACGAAAAGCACCCGCACGGGTGAACTGAAACGCTCCTTCAAACCGCGATTCATCGCCCAAGCCGGGAGCCGAAAGGTGGCCCGGCTTAAGGGGTATCCACGGCGCAAGGCCATGGAGTTCTGCGGCAGTTGGGGAACCGACGCAAAAAGCCGCCCCCAGGCCCCGGCCCGTTTATCGGGTGGCGGGGCCGAAGGGGTAGATAACGCATTCAACGAAGGATAAGGCCATGACACAGGAAAACGTCGCCAAGCTGCCAACCACACAACAACCACACAAGCGCAAGCTGTTGGAAAAGATTGCTGACAAGTACAGCGTGGACGCCGCCAAGCTCATGGGGACGTTGAAGGCGACGTGCTTTAGGTCCAAGGACCGCGCCGCGTCAGATGAAGAAATGATGGCGCTGTTGATCGTTGCCGACCAATACGGGCTCAACCCGTTCACCAAGGAAATCTTCGCCTTTCCTGACAAGCAAAACGGCATTGTTCCGGTGGTCGGTGTGGATGGATGGAGCCGCATCATCAACGACCACAAATCCCTCGATGGTTTGGAATTTCGCTATTCAGAAACCATGACCACACCAAAAGGTGGGCAAGAGTGCCCGACGTGGTGCGAAGTGGTCATTTATCGCAAAGATCGCACGCACCCCACCATCGTGCGCGAGTATCTTGACGAAGTTTACCGCGAGCCATTTGTCTTTAAGGACGGCAATACAAAAGCCGGTCCCTGGCAGACCCACACCAAACGTTTTTTGCGTCACAAGGCATTGATCCAAGGCGCCCGCATCGCGTTTGGCTTTGCAGGCATCTATGACGAGGACGAAGCGGAGCGGATCATCGACATCACACCGCGATCTGAAGACGCCCCCCCCCGCCCCAAACTCGAAGACTTCGAACAAAAGAAACCTGACCCGGTTGAAATGATCCCGCTTCTCGATGAGTTCGGCGAGCACGTCGGCGACTATTCGCCAGACGATTACGTCGCCGAGTCCGAGAAACGCATTCTTGAATTCGATATGGCCGCAAGGCTCGAAGCTTTCTGGGACTTCAACGTAGACGGCCGCGAAATTCTGGGCGTCCGCACGGATGCCAGTGAAGCCGTAGCCAGCGCCTACAACATCAAGCGCCAAGACCTGGGCGCTGACGAGAGCTCCCCTGACGCCGAACCAGAAACCCCTGAACAAGGATCTGAGTAATGAACGCTATGACCAAAACCGTAGGGGCAAATGGCCCCCGCCCCGTCGACATGCACGTCGGCGCACGTCTTCGCACCCGCCGCACTTTGATGGGCATGAGCCAGGATAAGCTTGGCGCATACGTTGGCCTGACATTCCAGCAAATTCAGAAATACGAACGCGGCGCAAACCGCATCGGCGCCAGCCGTCTTTATCAGCTCAGCAATGTTCTTGATGTTTCGGTCAGCTATTTCTTCGAAGAAATGCCCGGTGACGTGCAAAAGACCAATGGCGGGTATGCCGACAGCAAAACAAGCCTTGCTGACCAGGGCGTTGACCCTATGGCAAAGCGCGAGACGCTGGAATTGGTGCGGGCCTACTACCGCATCGAAGACCCCAAAGTGCGCAAAGGCATCCAGGAACTGACCAAATCAATTTCACGGATTTCGGAGTAATCCAGACATGACACCGAAGCAAAGACAGTGCCTGGATTTCATCGCGTGCTTCATCGAAGGGCACCGGTACGCACCGACCATTCAGGAAATTTCCGTACACATGGAAATGAAGAGCCGGTCTAGCGTCATCAGCCTTCTCAACGCGCTTTCTGATGGTGGTCACATCACACGCGAGCCATTCCGCGCGCGCAGTATTGAAATCACGCCACCCGCATCATGGGAACAGGTTGGTAAGGCCGCAGAACGTCTCGTCGCCTCCATAATCCGTGAGAAAACGGATGATCATGGAAATGGCATCATTGTTGTCGACGCCGCCGCATTCGGTGAATTGGACGTGGCCATCAAGGAACGGGAGGCAGGGCAGCATGGTTGATGATGTGGATCGTGCCCAAACCTTCGAACAGACCCTGCGAGAGAGCGCCATCAAGGCTCACCGCCACAACCACGGCATGGGCCGGGAAGACTGCGTCGACTGCGGCCAACAGATACCTGAAGCCCGTCGCCTCGCAGTGCCGCACGCAACCCGCTGCGCCGACTGTCAATCCGACCTGGAAGGCTGATAACCACATGACGATGACACCACAAGCACAGACCACGACCCCCCATTACCTTCCCCATGAGGGCGGAGCACCACGAGCAACCCCGCACGCATGGGGCCTCACGATAGGAGGCTACGATGCTTATGGGATATGCACGGGTCAGCACGGACGATCAACGCCTAGACCTACAACGAGACGCCTTGGCGCAAGCGGGCGTGGCGAACGACAACGTTTATCAGGAACAAGTCAGCGGCGTTGCGACCAAGCGCCCGGAACTGGAACACCTAAAACGCGCCCTGCGTTCAGGCGACACGCTGGTGGTGTGGAAGCTGGACCGCTTGGGCCGGTCGGTCAAAGAACTCATAACCCTAACCGACTGGCTGCGCGACCACGATATCGAACTGATCAGCCTGAAAGACAACATCGACACCACCACAGCAGTGGGTCGCATGGTCTTTCACATGCTGGCAGCCTTCGCGCAGTTCGAACGCGACATCATATCGGAACGGACCAAAGCCGGTCTGAAAGCAGCCCGCGCACGGGGGCACAGGGGCGGACGCAAGCCCATCATCACACCGATGATGCTCAGGGCCATAGAAGCCTTCATGAACGACCCCACAGTCACCATGACGGATTGCGCGGCGCAATTTCACGTATCACGCGCCGCGATCTACCGCGCACGGCAACGGGTGGCACAGAACAAGGCGGGCACGGTTGCCGCATAACCTCCGTCCATGGCACGGGAGATATGCCCAATGAATGAACATGATCTGGAAATGTATCGCGGCTTCATTGCAGGTCGTGACAAAGAAATAAACCTGCTTCGTCAGGCCGTGGTTCGATATTGCGACCCTATCCGCATGGCAACAGTCGAACCGATGGAATTGCAACAAGCCATAGATCGTGCCTTTGAAACGTCAGTGGAGCGAGACACATGAGCAACCAAATCAAAGCCACGCTGCAAGAGGCCGATTTTTACCCCGAAGGCATGGACGCGGAACTTGACTACTACACCGCGACTTTTCGCGTCCCTAAAGACACGACGCTTTTTTCGGGCGAATACACCATCACTTTTCCGTCCGATACGGGAGAGAGCTAATGGACTTCGCAGCCCAGGCCATCACGAACGCCCAAAACCTCGCGGCGAAATACAAAAATGAACTGGAACAGGAGCGCCAGGAAAATTGGTACCTGACGCAGACGCTTAAATTCTACGCCGATGCGGATGCGTGGAAACCGCGGGGTCATTCACAAATGGATAGCGACACGATCCCCGCGCATCGCGACAAGGGCGAAAGAGCGCGTTCGGTTCTGTCCGTGGAGAGTGACACAAAATGACCAATGCGGCCGCCATGCAAAAACCACAGCGCCCCGTGCTTCGTTGGCACGGCGGAAAGTGGTTGCTTGCGCCATGGATCATCGAACACCTACCCCAGCACCGCGTCTATGTGGAGCCATTTGGGGGAGCTGCGTCGGTGTTGCTTCGCAAGGAAAGGTCCTACGCCGAAGTCTACAATGACCTCGACGACGAAGTGGTGAACCTGTTTAACGTTTTGCGATCTGACAAAGCGGAAGACCTGGTGGAGGCGCTACGCCTTACAGCATTTGCCCGCATCGAATTTAAAGATGCATACGAAGACACCACAGATCCGGTGGAAAATGCTCGCCGCCTTATCACCCGCGCATTTCAGGGTTTTGGCTCAAACGCCCATAACAAGCGATGGCAGACGGGCTTCCGGGCCAACTCCAATAGATCCGGCACCACGCCCGCACGGGATTGGCGGAACTACCCCGACCAACTGGCGTTCACGATTGACCGCTTGCGCGGTGTAACCGTTGAACACCGGGACGCGATGGAAGTGATGCAAGCACATGACGGGGCCGAAACCCTGCATTACGTGGACCCACCCTACATGCCGGAAACCCGCGACAAGGGGCACGACTACAACCATGAACTGACCAAACAGGACCACGCTGACCTGTTGGAATTTCTCAAAACGCTTAAGGGGATGGTGGTGCTTTCCGGCTATCCGCATTCCGAATATGACGACGCCCTTGAAGGGTGGGAGCGCATCGAACGCAAGGCACTGGCAGACGGAGCCCGCGCCCGCACCGAAGTGCTTTGGATTAACCCCGCCGCATGGGCCGCGTTGAATAAACCGCGCCAGGCGGGACTATTTGAAACGTCCCAAGTCGAACAGTCTGGGCCTGGGAATTCCCCAGGTCCAGAACACGACAAAAACGGCTGATTTTCAACATGCCCGATTGACGCCGCACAAAGGTGTTTCGGGTGAGGTATGGGATTACGAAAATGAACATGGACACAAATTCAAACGCTGTGATGTCGGATTGCGGAAAGTACCGCTACCGCCTATCGCGTAAATGGAGCAACGCCAAGCCGTGCCTGTTTATCATGCTGAACCCTTCCAAAGCCGATGCAGTTGAGGACGACCCCACCATTCGGCGGTGCATTAACTTTGCAAAGTCTTGGGGCTGTGGCGAATTGATTGTGGTCAACTTGTTTTCGGTTCGCGCAACAGACCCGCAAGACATGATGAAAGCCGATGACCCTGTAGGCCCTGAAAACATGCGTTATGTCAAAGAGGCGGCGGATTATGTTGAACGGGGACATCCGTGCCAGCCGAACATGAAAGGGATTGTTGTGTGCGCCTGGGGTGCGCACGGAACATACATGAACCAAGCCGAAACCGTTTTAGGCTGGCTGGATGATGCCGCCGTGACACCGATGGCTTTGCTTCTAACCAAGAACGACCAGCCCCGCCACCCGTTGTATTTGAAATCTAGCCTTGAGCCAGCGCCGCTTTACAGCTTCGGCGCTCTGCGCGAGGCGTAACTTTACGAGGCCGATATGGACCACAAAGAACAGATCGCAGAAAAGGCACTTGAGCACGAAGACGGCTATTACCTTTTGTCTCATTCGTCCGTATGGGACAAGGACGCCACGTTCAAATGCTGTGAAGAACTTGTCACCGTCGGTCGCGCAGAGTGGCTTCCATCATTCAACAACAAAGCACCCGGCATTCGGGTCTTTCGATAACGGAGGCAGAACGATGGATGTACGCAAGGAAACCGGAACTCGGATTGAACTTGATAGCGAAGAGGTTGAGCGCGCCGTCATGTATTACATCGAGCGCCAGGGGGTGAAGCTCCCGCAATCCGCTAGATACTATTTTAACCACGATGGTGGCGTTGCCGTCTGCCACGACGAATGAACTGAATCGAGGCCCCATAGGTAGGGAAAAAGTCATGAATTACACCGTAAAAACAGCCGCTGAGCGCCTCGGGTTCAGTTCTGACACAATCTATAACATGCTCAATCGCGGTCAACTTGGTTGCATCCGTAGGCCAAACTGCGCTATTCGGATAAAGGAAGAACATATTCTCGCGTATGAGGCGCAATTTGAATGCCCCGCCCACAACGGTCAAAGCCAGAATACCAACTCACCCGAATTGATGGGCGACGGAACTGGTACGTCCGCTACAGCGAACCGGGCAGCCGCCGCAGCCAAGTTAAAAGCACAGGTGTCCCACTTGCAGATCGTGTCGCAGCGGAGGAATGGGTAGCAGCCTTAAAGGCCGCCGATGAAGCCATTCCTGAAGGCGCCACCATTGCGGAGATCGTTGACCGTTACCTAGAAGACAAAAAAGGTGTTCGCACCATTGTTAAGATGAAGTCTTTTGCCAAGCCGCTAAAGGCTTACATGGGGGATCGAACCCCAGACCAAATCACAAAATCCCTACTGGCCGGATACCTACCCCACCGCAAAAAGATGGTTCCTGCGGTACGCCAGGAGCTTGGGCTTCTTATTCAGGCCCTAAATCATGCTGACCGCCAGCCAGGGGAAAAGATCACCCTTCCTGCCGCCAAACCTCCAAGAGAGCACTTTGCCACGCGTGAGCAAGCCCAGGCGCTTCTCCAGGCAGCAACGGAACACACCCGCCTCTATCTGCTTATCGCCATGGCCACAGGGGCTAGGATGGGCGCTATATTGGATTTAACATGGGATCGGGTCGATGAAGACCGGGGTATCCTCGATTTTAACAACCCGGACATTCAAGTTTCAAAGAAGCGCCGCGCCGTCACGCCCATATCCAAAGAGCTGGTAGCAGCCCTTCGTGATCAACGTGAACGCAAGGTTGCGGATACCGTTGTTGAATATGGTGGGAAGCCGGTGGCCAATATCACAAAATCATTTGGCCAGGCGGTGAAGAACGCCAAGCTGCCAAAATGGCTCACGCCACACGTTTTGAAGCATAGCGTGATCTCTTGGCTGGCCGAAGATGGCTGGACAGTAGACCAGATTTCAGACTTTACGTGCACACACCCGAACACGGTGCGCCGGGTCTATCGCAAAGTAAATCCTGAAACCTTGAGGGGGATGGCTGATTCCCTGTCATTTGGCTCATTAGTGCCAACGGTGTCGGCACTAACTAAAAACAAGAAAAAGCCTAAAACCCGCAGAAACCTTGGTGGGCGGTGACGGGTTCGAACCGCCGACCCTCTCGGTGTAAACGAGATGCTCTACCAGCTGAGCTAACCGCCCTTAAATCGTCAAAGCGTGGCGACACTACTGCCAGCCTTGCCGGAACTCAAGACCAAATAGGCCTTAAACACCAAAAATGCGAAACGGCCACCTCCCTTTGAGGAGATGGCCGAAAATCGCAAAAAACGATGTCTTAGTTGACAGCGTCTTTAAGAGCTTTACCAGCCTTGAATTTCGGCTGATTGGAAGCCGGAATCTGGATGGATTCGCCGGTGCGTGGGTTACGACCGGTGGAAGCTGCGCGAGCAGCAACACTGAAGGTGCCGAAGCCCACGAGACGGACTTCGTTACCGGATTTGAGAGAACCCGTGATGGCGTCGAGAACACCGTCCACAGCTTTCGTGGCGTCCGCTTTGGACAATTCGGTGCTGGTCGCTACAGCGGCAATCAGATCATTCTTGTTCAA